GATGCCGTCGGCGGGGTTCGCGAGCGTGTAGTCGACCTGGAAGCTGCTCCGCTTCATCGTGGCCATGTTCACCACGCCCGACATCGGCTGCTGATCGGCTGCCCACACGACCGAGAGCCGGCCGCCTGCCCACGACACCTGGCCCATGCCGGCGAGCGCCAGCGCGTCGAGCATCTCCTCGTGGTTGCGCGCGGCCTTGATGTAGAACCGATAGGCGTACGAGTTGGCGGCGCAATGCAGCATGAAGCCCTTGAGGGACTCGATGTCGATCCAGCTGTCGGGCAGGCCCATGCCGCCGATCAGCCGGCCGTTCACGTCGTAGTAGCCGCGCGCGTAAGCCAGGATGTTCGCGCCCGGGTTGTCCGTCTCCTGGGTCAGCCAGGCGTCGCCATTCCACAGCTGGCAGGGCTTGTGGTGAATGACGCAGCGGATTTCATCAGGGGCCCCGTTGAGCTGGCCAGTGGCCTTGATGCGGATGCCGATGCGGGGGATGCCTGCGTAGCTGGCGTCGTCGGCCTGGACGCTGGCGAGCGTGGACCACTGGAAGTCGTTGCGCTGGGTGTTCTTCCCGCTGTAGTTGCCCTGCCCCAGGATCCGCGCGCGCACGTCGTACTGGCCGCGCGGCACGTCGGCGGCCAGGGTGGCGCGCTGGGTGGTGTCGATCTTGGACGAACTGAACGTCCGGGAGGTCAGCGTGGCCCACTGATTGAGACCTGCCGGGCTGTACTGGAGTTGGACCGTCTCGCTGACCTGGTAGTTCTTGCCGGAGGTGCCCTGGCCGCCGAGGATGTATTCCAGGTTGGCCTGGATGCGCACGGTGTCTGGGCCAGTCGTGCGCTGGACCCATGCGGCGGTATCGGGCAGCTCGCCGCCGTCCGTGGTGTCCACGTTGCTATAGAGCGGGATGGTCTGCTCGGGCATGCCCGGCATGCCGCTGTAATAGACCGTGACGCCCTCATACGACGACAGCAGCGCGTCGCCGTTGTAGAGCTCGCCGACCGACTGCACGTTGATGCCAGGGGTCAGCACGATCCCGATGTACTGGTCGTTGCCCTCGTACCAGGTGTACGGCTTGCTAGCCAGATCGGGCGCGGCCTTCACCGGCCCGAACGGGAGCGGCAGCGGCTCGTAGGGCCGGAGCTGGTTGCGACCGGCACCGATGCTGTAGACCGAGTCCGTGTCCGACTTCGAGCTACTCGGCGACTTCGGGCCGAGTACCTTGTTCACCAGCATGGAGCCTGCGATGAACAGGCCCGCGCCGATGAGGGCGGCGGTCGTTCCGCCTGCAGCCACGCCGAACGTCGGCGCGATCCATGCGGCGCCCGCACCCATCGTGAAGTAGGTGAGCGCGACCATCGCCACGATGTAGAGCGCGGTCTTGCCCACCGCGCCCCGGATCTCGATGACCTGGCCGTCCTTGGGCGTCACGTGCGCCCACATGGCGCGCGGCACGACCTGGCCGCCGATCGAGACCACCCAATCGCCCTGGTCGATGTCGATCACGTGGCGGTGGAGGAAGCTGCACAGGCGCTCGCCTGGCTGCAGGTCCATGGGGATGTGCCGCTGGCCTTCCAGCGTGACCGGATGCGGCGTCAGGACGAGCTGCCCGCCGGCGGCCGGCGTCTCCATCAGGCCCATGCGTAGTAGCCCTCGATCCTCAGGCCCCAGCCACCCAGCTCACGCACGCGGTGAAGCACGGAGCAGCCGTTCTTCTCGTTGCTGTGCAGCACCCAGTCCTCATGCGCCAGGCGGAAGTAGACGCCTGCGTGACTGGGCCGCTTCTGGCCCAGCTCGAACATCAGGACCAGGTCGCCGTCCTGTGGCGCGCCTTCGCGCGGCGACGCATAGGCCTTCGACAGCTCGCCCATCGCCGCCTGCCCCTCCGCGCCGTGAGGGCGCTCGCCGGGCAACCGAACATCCCGGTCGAACAGCTGTCGCTGCACGTGCGCCACGAATTCGGCACAGTCGAAGTGATCTTCGTCGTACGGGATGCCAAGCAGCTGCTCCACCTTGGTCAAGGGTATGGACATCAGAAGGCTCCCGGCAGGGTGTAGGGGTTGCAGACCAGGCGGACGGCGCTCTGGCGCATGAGGTAATCGACGCCGCACTGACCGGTGGCGGTGGAAGCGTTGACCGTGACCCGCGTCATCGGCAGGTAGAGCGTGCGGAAGATGGCGTCCGGGTTGGCGCGATCGCTGATCAGGATCCTGGCCATGACCAGCTCGTTCGGCTGGAGCCGCTCCAAGTCGTCCGTCATGCCGCGGCCAACGTTGTCGATCACCAACTGGGCGCGTGAGGTCTGGCCGCTCACGTCGTCCGGCAGCTTGAAGGTGAAGGGAAACCCGATGTATTCGACGCCGTTGCTGGTCCAGTTCTTGGTGTCGTTGACGATGCGAAGCGTCTCGACGAAGGAAGTTGCGCTGATCTCGGCGAACAGCAGCACGCTGTCGGGGTCGTCGACCCTCTGCCGGCGTTCAATAAAGGTGCTCACGGCTCTCCCACAAAAAAGCCCCGCGCTTGGCGGGGCTTGGTTCTGTCACTTGCGCTTAGGGTCAGCGCATGTACTCCAGCACTACGTCACGTTGCGCCAGCCAGAAGGCAGGCGCCTGCGGCGTGAGGGTGCCGATCGATCCGTTCTCGAAGCGGACCGTGGTCGGTACGCCGGTGCGCGGATGCATGATCGTGAACCAGCCGATCCTTTTGAGGTCGTTGAAGTACCAGTCCTCGAATGCGGAGACGTCGGACGCGGACCGGAATAGCAGAGAGGCACTGATCTTCATGAGCACCTGAGAATTGACCAGGCGCTGCTTGGGAATTCCCCTCTCCATCTCCGTGCGCTCGACTGACGGATCGAATGCTTCGCTGTAGGCCTGATAAAGGACATTGGCGAAGTCGGAGAGCGTTGCCATCAGACACGCTCCTTCACGTCCAGTCGCCGCTTCGTGGCCTGGGTCAACTTGCCGCCGCTGGCCATGTCTTCCGCAGCGATGTCGATCACCAGCTTCTTGAGTTCCGAGCCGTCGGGCATCCTCGTGGTCTCCTGCCGGGCAGTGACCGTGCTGCCGCCGTAGTTGTTGATCTCGACCTGCATAGAGCCTGCGCCCGTCGAGACCACCCCGAGCTTGCCGCCGGGTGTCCAGGAGAGAGGCATCACCGCCTCAGGTCCAGCCTCACCCATCAGACCAGCGCCCTTGGCGAATGCGAACAGGGTCGGCCGGTCAATGACCTTGCCGGAATAAGCGGACAGGCTGGGGGACGCGTACACGCCGCCATTAGCGTTGGGCACGAAGCCGGCAACGTTGGGCGAGAAAGCGCCGTAGCTCGTTGTCGCAGCCGCGCTAGCCCCGCCGCCCAAGCCGGAGAGCGCACTGCCCACCAGGCCGGCGATGGCCCGCTTGGCCGCGATGCGGGCGATGTCGGCAACGACAGAGTTTGCAAAGTCCTTGAATGAGAGCTTGCCCGTGGTGACGAACTTGACGAACGCATCCTCAGCAGCGCTGAAGGCATTGGTGAACAGGCTCTCGGTCTGTCCCGCGACGTTCGCCGCCTGGTCCGCGTAGTTGGCCCAGGCCGCGTGCGCGCCAAGAGCCCAGCTGGCCTGCGCGTCCGCCATCTGACCGTACCCGGCCTTGATGAGCGCCACCTGGGTTGCCACGTTTGCCCGGACTGCCGCGGTCAGCTGCTCGTACTTCTCCTTGTCCTGCGGCTCGCGGTCCTGCTGCAGGGCCAGCTGGTTCAGCTGTCGATCGCCCTCGCGCCGCGCCGCATTGATGCGCTGTTGAATCTCGTACTCGCGCTCACCTGCACCGACCCGCGCGATCATCGCCTCCATGTCGTCGCGTAGCGTCTGAGTGCTCGCCTTCAAAGAGGCCTTGTAGGCGTCGATCGAATCCTGCCGCGCGTCGCTCGCGGCCTTCTCCTGGGTAGTCAGAACCTTCTGGGCGGCAGCCCCGTCCGTGCGCACCTTGGCCAGCTTGGCTTCCAGCTCGCTGATCTGCTTGTTGACCGTGATCGCGTCCTTGCCGGTCACCGTCTGCTTCTGCAGAAACGCAATTTGCTGCTGGAGCGTGTTGGCGTCGGCTTCCGTGCCCTGGCGGGCCAGTTCACGCATCCGGGCGTAATACTCGGTCGCGCCGACCTCGCGCGCCTGGTAGGCCGCCTGAAGCGTCTTGGTCTCGGTCTCGATGCGCGCCTTGGTCTCGGTCTGATCGTCCCGGAAGCCGGCCAGCGAAGCGCTGCGCGAGGCGCCGGCGGTGCTCGGATGCTTAGTCTTGTCGGCGTACTTCTTCTCGATCGCCGCAATGGCGTCGGCTTTCTTGGCCTCCAGGGTCTCGGCATCTTTGATCTGGCCGGCTGCCTTGGACTTCTGGATGGCAGAGTCAGCCTCTGCGGTGACCTTGGCGATCTCGCGTCGCTTCTTGACCTCCTTCGAGGCCTGCGAGTCGATGATCGCTTCCAGGCTGGTGGCGACGGTCAGCGCGGCGCTCTGCGCGGCGGCAACCTGCGCACGCGCCGCTTCTGGCGCAAGTTCCCGGTTGAGCGCCTCGATCTGCTTCGTGCGCGTCCTCAAGCGTGTGGCTACGTCGTTGTAGTTGTTCGCGTTCGCACCGCCGGCGCTGTTCATTTGCGCCAACTGGCGCATGTCCTCAGCGTTCGCAGCGATCAGATCCTTTCGGCGATCAGCCTGACTCTGCAGCCCCAGGACACCCTTCATGGATTGCCAGGCGCCATCTGCGTCTTTCTTTACCGTGCGCCAGCCTTCGGCGATCCACGTTTGGCTTTGCCGGACCTTCTCAAGCGCGTCCACCGTCGCCTCAGAGGATTCCCTCGTGGCGAGAGCCGCGGCTTCTTGGTACTTCCCCTGGTCCTGCAGCGCCTTGATCTGCTCGTACAGGCCTACAGTCAAGAACCCAAGCTTCTCATTGAGGTCAAGGACATTCTTGGCCGGGTCCTGCCCAAGCTTGGCGTAGTCAGCGACAGTCTTGTCGATGGCTTGCCCGGTCAGCTCCTGCATGGCCGCTGCTGCGCTCGCTACCGCTTGCAGGTTCTCTGCCGAAATCTTCCCACTGCTTGCAACAGCGACCACGGCATCGCGCGCAGCGCTTGTAGTCACGTTGCGGCTTTCCGCGATCTGGGCCGTCATTGAGGCCAGCTGGCCCTCAGTGACGCCAGCGGCATTCCCACTCAGGATGATCGCCTTGCTATACGCCTGAGACTCCTGCTCGGCCTGATACCACGCCAGGGCCAGCGCGCCGGCGCCAGCCGCCAGAAGCGTGTAAGGGTTAATCATGCCCACCAGCGACGTGGTAAGCGCCTTGGCGGCTGGCACGATGCCACCGAACATGTCTTTCAGCTGGCCGCCCTGCTGCAGCAGCACGGTCAGGGGCCGCTGCCCGCCTTGGAGGCTGACGGCGATGTCGGTGAGCTGGGCGGGCACGCCGCGCAGCGCAGCAGCCGTCTGCTTGGCCGAGACGCCGTAGTTCCCCATCTGCGCCTGCGCAGCCTTCTGGCGCGCAATGCTCGCGTCGAGCAGGCTATTGAGGCGATCTTGCTCGGCGCCGGCGGTCCTGGTGCTGATCTTCCAGCGGAGCAACTCCTCGCCCTGGAGTCCAAACGCCTTCGTCTGCGTTTCCAAGGACTGGATCGCGCGCTTGCTCGCAGCAGTCTGACGACTAGCGCTCTGCTCGACCGCGCCGGCAACGTTGGCGGTCGCTGCAGCCTGCTTTGCTGAGCCCTGCTCGACTTCCGTCGTCAGGGACTTAAATGTCTGCTTGGCGCGATTGACGCCAGGCTCTACCTGCGCGGTGTCAATCTCAATCGCGATTTTGGCTACGCCAACTTCGTCGGTCATCGCTGTTCTCAGCAGAAGAAGAAAGCCCGCCAAGTGGCGGGCTCATAGGTTTACTTCTCGGTGATCTTGGCCAGTGCTGCGGCCTCGATTGCGTCTAGATAGGCCATGAAGTCGTCGCGCGCCTCGCCATAAAGGCCGGCACGGTCGAGGTGGTAAAACACCACCGAGTGATCCAGGCCGAGCGGGCCGCCTGGCCCGCATCGCCACTGACTGGAGAGGTGGTTCCGGAACAACTCCATTGCCGGCCAGGCTTCGGGCCACACAACAGCGGTGGGCCGCTTGTAGTGCTTCGCCTTGAGGCCTGTGCCGGCCAACTGCTCGGCGGTCGGGGCCTTCCAGTAGAGCGCCTCGACCGCCGCTATCAGTTTTTTTCCAGGTCCACCCGACGCGCGCGCCAGTACCCCTGCAACAGGCCATCGCAGATGCCGGGGCGCTCGTCCTCGAAGTCCGTGATGCCATCAATCGACAGCGGATAGCCAGCGTCCCAGTTGGACACCACCGCGAACACCAGCTCGGCCACGGTCTTCCCCTCTTCCACCAGCTCGCGGTACTGCTTGCCGGTGATGTTGTTGTAGACCACCTTGATGGTGAACTTCTCGGCGAATCCAGTGAACGGCAGCTCCGTCGAGATCGTCTTGGGGGCTTCGCCCTTGATGACCGACATCAGGCCGCCTCCACCAGGGTCGGCTCGGAGATCGAGGTGAAGGTCATCGTGTTCCCCATCGGGGTGTTGACCTGCATGGTCGGATCGCCATCGAAGGACAGGTAGCCGTAGTAGTAGAGCGCGTCCCCGTCAGGCAGGCGGACCCGGAGGATCACAGGCTCCTTCTTCCGGTCAGCTGCCTTGGCCGCGGCGTACCAGGGCAACGACGGGTCGTAGTACAGCGGCAGCGTGTAGACCTTCGCGTTCTTGAAGGTCGGGATCTGGATCTGGCGCCCGCTGCGATCTTCCAGCAGCTGGCCGGTCCAGAACTGCTGATCGCCCCCGCTCGTGCTCGGCTCGCCCTGCTGGCTGAACTCCACGAAATCATCCGCGAGCAGCAGCCGGCCAGCGCCGGCCCCTGCCGGAAACTCGCTCACGTCTCGGGTGTCCAGCCCGGTCAGGGCGACAGTCGTCGCGGTCAGCTTGTCCGCCACGCCCACGCGGTTGGTCAGGGTGGGCCAGTTGGAGATGGCGACCACCACCTCGCCGTCGTTCACCGAATCGGCAGGAACGGTGGCGACGGCGGCCTGCGCGTTCGAAATGGCGCTGGCCAGGACGCCGCTGGCCAGGACGGTGGCGAAGCCGTAAACGGCGCCATTGGGGAACTTGAAGCTCATCGGGTGTGCCCTCCTTTGGGCGTAAAAAAACCGCCTGGCGGCGGGGATGGATGAAGCGCTGGTGCTGTCGTGCTACGTGGCGGGATACCAGATCCCGAAATCTTGGCGGGTGCCGTACTTCTTGATCGCCGACTCGTACAGCGCGGTCAGCGCGCCAAGCGGCTCGACCGCAGGGAAGACGACGCGCGCGGCGCACAGCAGCGCCTCGATCTGCGCGGCGATGGCGTTGGCCTCCACCCGCGTGGCGGCCCAGACGTTGAACTGGACCCGAGCATTCTTGTGGCCGGGCATTACGCGCTCGGTGAGCCACAACGACTGGCCGCCAATCTGCTGGTACGTGATGAGCGGGAACGTCGGCGCATCAGGGGGGACGTCCGGATAGAACCGGCCTTCGGCGAGCGTCCCGAGCAGCGTTTTTAGGTCGGATTCGAGGCTCACGCGCCCTCCCCTTCGTCTCCAGCGTCGCCGCCGGCCATGATCTCCGCGAAGCGCTGGCGCCCGCGCCCGACCGCGACGTCCATGAGGCGCGCCCGTGTCGCGTCGAACGCCGGCCGCATGAACGGGTGCGCCGGCACCCAGACCGGTTCCGGCAGGCGGTCGCGGGTTGCCCGCCACTTCCCGTCGTCGCCGCGAACCAGCTCGTTCACGCGCCAGTGTCCGTACTCGACCAAATGCCCATGGGGCGCCTTGCGGCTGTTCCAGGAGACTTGATAGACCACCTTGGTCTCCGTGGACTCGCCGTCGCGGTAGGCGAGGTAGATCGCGGCTCGAAGCTTGCCGGACTCCACCGGCGCGAGGGCCTTGGCCTCGTCGCGCACGACCTTGCCCGCGGCGACGCCCATGGAACGCGCGACGCTGGTGGCTGCTCCGCCCACCTTGTCGAGCCCCGCGAACGCGCTGCTGAGGTCAACACGGCTAGCCATTGGTGCCGCCCTGTTCGCAGACCAGGTCTGTCCACTCGCGCCGGTCGAAATCCATGCGGACCTGCCGGATATCGAAAGCCACGCCTTTGTAAAGCACCCGCATGGCATCCGTGATGCCCTCGCGGAAGCGGATCCGGAAGCTGTAGCGCTCGATCGAGGCCGGCACGTTGTCCTGCAGGCCGGTAATGGAACCCATGCCCGTCTGGCCCCTGATGTTGGCCCACAGCACGTGCAGGTCGGTCCAGGTGTCCAGCGGCTGGCCAGCATCATCCGTGCCCGTCCCACGCGCTTGAATGGTGATGCGACGATTGAGCTCGCCGGCGGCCAGGCCCATTTCAGATCCCCAGTCCTACGCGATAGGGCCACAACAGCGCTTGCGCGCCCTGTGGCAACTCTGTCGCCGCGGCCTGCTGTCCCGTGATCACCGCCTCGCGGTTGCGAAAGAGGTGCCCGGTGGTCAGCAGCACGGCGGCATTGATGGCGGCCGTGGTCACCACACCCTCGTAGGTCGCATCGGCGCGATGAACGGCGTATCGCAGCGCCCGCTCGGCGGCGGCTAGGGCCTGTGCGCGCGCCACACCATCCAGAGCGCCGGCCGCAACTACGGCGGCGTCGTGGTCCACTTGGGCTTGCGCCAGATCCGCAGGGACTGCCGCGATGGCTGCTGCGAGCGCCTCCGGCTCACCGAACACGCGCCGGTTGAGAAAGGTCTGGGCCGCCTCGAGGGCGGCATCCAGGTATGGCTGCAGCACGTCCTCGCTGTCGGCCCGGCAGTGCGCGCGGGCCTCCTCCAGCGTGACCAGAGGCATCGATCAGCCCTCGGCCTTTCCGGCCGCAGCGATCGCGGACTCGAGCGCGTCCAGCACCGTCTTGCGCGCGCCGTCGCCCTTCGCCTGCTCGGCTGCCTGTGCCGCCTTCAGGATGGCCGGATCCTTGGTCTCCTTGACCTTGGCGACCGAATCAGCGGCGCTGCCACTGACGAGGTCAGCGCCGATATGCGCGCCGGCGACGCCTGATTCGCCGCCGCCCGACGCGGTGCCCGGCCCGAACGTGATCGCAGGAGGGGGTGGGCTCGGCTGGGCGTTCCCGTCGCCGCTCTCTGCGCCGGCGTTCGCGCCGGAAGGCGCTGCAGGCGTCCCCGCGCCGCCGGCGCGGGCGTCCTGGGACGTTACTCCGTTGACGCCCCCGGGCGTGCCGGTGCCGCCGCCGGTCTTGTCCTTCGTCTGATCGGCGGACTCCGCCTGCGCCGCGCCGGCGGCGCCGACGAGCTCGATCAGCCCGCGCGCCTCCAGCTGCTTTGCGGCGGCGGGAGACACGTGGATCTTGTCGTCGCGGCGGACGGGCGCGGCCCCATGCAGGAAGGTGCGCAGTACCTTGACCTCGATTTTCTCTGACATTTTCACTTCCTCGAACGGTGGATGAGGGGCCGATCAGTGATCGGCCCCGTCTTCGTTTCCCCCAGCGCTGAATTAGCCGCTCGCGACCAGGTCGCCGGTCACGAAGGCCTCCGGGCGGTACACGGCGAACGCCAGGCGCTCCTCGGCCCGGATCGTGACCATGTTGTTCTCGAAGTCCTTGTCGTTCTCGGTCGAGACCAGCACCTCGATCTCCTGACGGTCGAACACCTGGGCGCCGAGGCGGAATGCACCCACGAGGAAGTCGTTCTGCGCCATCGCCTTCGTCTCGACGACGGGACGACGCCACAGACGCGGCGTGGCTCCTTCGGCCGGGCTCGAGATGATGTAGCGGCCGGTGGTGTCCTTGGTCAGCTCGATCGCCGCCCAGTCGATCGGGTTGAGCACGACGCCGTCCGACGGGAACTCGGCCAGTTCGGCCTGCAGGAGCGCCAGACGAACCCGATCGATACGCTGCTCCAGCGTCACCACAACGCCGCTCGGGGCGACGAAGGCCTGCGCCTGGGGGACGATGCCCAGGATGTTCACACCGGTGCCGTTGCCCAGCAGGAACTGGATTTCCTCGGCGAGCAGCAGGCCGTAGCGAGCGCGGGCGTCGATGTAGCTGGCCAGGGCCGGCGCATCGTCCAGGATCTGCCGCGACGCCTTCATCAGGTGCGCGATGGTGCGCACCGGCGCGTTGTCCAGCTCGAACGTGATCTCGGAGTAAGGCTTGGGAGTGGTCTCCGCCACCGGCCGGGCCGCATTCGTGAACCCGGTTTCACGGACGTACTCGACCGAGTTGCTGGAGGTGGTGCCCGGCGCCACCAGGTCGCGGATGGTCAGACGCTGCTCCGGCGGCGCCACGATCCCCCGCTGCCGATCGGGCGACACCAGCGCACCGCCCGAGCCGGTCACCGAGGTGATGGCCGCGCGCGGCACCTGGATCCGCTGGCTGCCCCGGAAGGACGAGTTGACGCCCTTATCGGTCAGGAAGGACGAGACCAGATTGCCGGCGGACTCTTCCCCGCCCTGCTCGTCGCCCTGGTTCGCCGCGGCCAGGCGCTGCTCAACTTCGTTCTGACGGGCCTGCAGTTCGCCCTGCTTCACCAGCAGCTCGTCGACCTTGGCGCGCGTTTCCTGCGACATTTCGCCGTTGCGCTCGATCTGCTTGTTGACCTGCTCGGCGTGCGCCTTGAGCTGGTCGCCGACGGTCTTGAGGTCGGCGCTCACCTGCTTATACGCCTTTTCGACGTCTTCGCCGGCGTCACCGAACTGGGTGTGGGCACGGAACTGCCGCACGGCGCTCGGCTCGATCATGGTCGCGGCGGCGCCAACGATGGCCAGGGCCACGATCACGCTGATCGCGATTCCCGGGCCGTCGAGGTGGGTGAATGCACCGGTGAACAGCGGGACGGCGGCCACCAGCGCCAGGACGGCGAGGTAGAAGGTGGCGGAAAGCTTCATGGACTTCATCTGGATGACTCCTAAGGAGAGGGGTTGAAGGAAATGCGCGGCAGAGGGTCTGCCTTGACAAGCACGGGCTTGCGGCCCGGTTCGGTGGGATCACCCTCACCGCTGCCGGCGGGATCGCCCACGCCGGACTTGAACTCGCTGATGAGGCGCATGGCCTCGGACTTGGGCATGCCCGATGCGCGCAATGCCGCCTCGATGCGGCGCACCGCAGATGCGTTGGCCTTACCGCTGCTCTTTTCGATCTGGTCGGAGGGCAGCAGTTCGTCGGCAAATCCGCCTTCGACGGCCTGGGTGCCGCCGATCCAGGTCTCTGCGTCCATGAGCTTGGCCATGGCCTTGGCGTCCTGGCCGGTCCGGGCCGAGTAGATGTCGGCCATGGCTAGGTCGAAGGGCTCGAGCGTGTCGGCCACCTCGCGCAGGTCGTTACGGTTGCCGACCGCGAGCACCCAGCAGTTGTGGATCATCAGGAAGCCGGCGCGCGCGATCTGCACCGTGTCGCCGGACATGGCGACGATGGATGCCGCGGACGCCGCCAGCCCCAGGACCTTCACCGTCACCTCGCCGTCGTGCTCGCGCAGGAGGTTGTAGATGGCCAGGCCCTCGAACATGTCCCCGCCGGGGCTGTTCACGTTCACCGTTACCGGGCCCGGACCCATCTGTCGCAACGCGCCGGCAATGCGCTTGGCGGTTACGCCTTCACCGGTCCAGTAGTCGTAGCCGATCACGTCGTAGACGCTGATCGATCGATCGTCCTGGCTGTCCGCCGCGCGATACCCCGGATTCCAGCGATCCAGTGCGCGCGGGGAGATGTTGCTGCTGACGCCGGCGTGCAGCCGGCTCTCCGGAGCGCCCGGCAACTTCTTCTTGCTCATCGTGGTTTCCTCAGTCCCGCGGCGCGGGGTTGTCGTCGAGGCCGAGAAGGGCCCGTAGTGATGCGCGAACGGCCTGCGCGTCGTCGCTGGACCCAACGGAGTCCAGGGTGGTCATGGCGGACTGCACAGTGAGAACTGCAGCGTTTCCGCCCATTGGCGGACGATCCTCGAGTTCGCGCACTTCGTCACGCGTCATGATTCCGTTGTTGACCATGGCGGCGTAGAACGCGGCGCGCGCGGCGCTGTCAGCGCGCAGAAGCCCTTCCACGCTGAACTTCGGGTAGTAGCGCTGGCGGTCGCCGACGGTGAGCAGGTCCTTGCTGATTGCCTGCTCGATCCTCTTCAGCCATGGACCCAAGGTGAAGGTCAGGAACCAGATCATCTTCTGCTCAAGGCCCGTGCCCCAGTTGCTGTCCTTTGACCCGTGCCCCACCAGCGAGGGGTCCACGCGAAACCAGCGGCAAATGGCTTCCACCGAGAACGAGCGGGATTCGAGCAGCTGCGCGTCGCCCGGGTTGATGCCCAGGGTCTCCGCGCTGGTTCCACCTTCGAGCAGCGGCAGTTCACCTCGCTCGACCGAGCCGGCGACGTTGCGCTTGAACTCGGCGCGTTGCTCCTTGGTCAGGAACGCGTTGATCTTGTAGTAGACCGTCTGCAGCAGGCCGTTTTTGAAAGTGTTCTGCGCTGCATCCTCGGCCGAGATCGCCGCAGAGAAGACCTTGGCGCCGTACTGGATCACCGAGACGCCGTTTTCGCCGTCCAGGGTGAACCCAGGCACGGTCCAGACCTTGTCCTTGGGAATGTCGCGCTGCTTACCATCCTTCGTGTAGCGCCACAGGTAGTTCCCGTTCTGGAGCTTCACCTTGCGCAGGCAGTCAGGATTGAGGAATCGCAGGCCGACGAGCCGAGTGCCTATCATCAGCTTCTCGGCACGCGCGGCGCCCCGCAGCAACATCGCCGCCACCATCGCCTCCCAGAAGACCGCAGCTGTGCTGTCGGCGTTCGGCTGGTCGTGGATGATGAAGTGCAGCTGGTGAGATCCAGCGACCTGCTTGCCCTTGCCAGTCCGTTCGAACATGGAGAGCGGCAGCGTGCTGATGGTCTCGGAGATGATGCGGACACACGACCACACAGCGTCCAGCTGCATCGCGCTCTTCGCGCTGGGCATGCCGTCCCCGAAGTACCGGGTCCACGGCTCGGGGTCGGTGAGCCGCATGGGCTCACCTGCGACCCACGCTTTGATCGAGGACCACAGCCCCGTACGGCGCAGCGCGGGCCTGCTCACGCCAGCCCTGCCTTCACGGGGTTGCTAAGCCAGTCGTCCATCCCGGTCTGCTCCACTTTTCCAAGCGCGTTGGCCGCGCCCATTGCCATGACGAGGGCCACCGCCGGGTCGATCTTGTTGACCGACCGCAGTTTCGACAGCCAGTGATTGCCCCACTTGTCCTCTTCCGCGACCGCAGACATCAGCGCGGATACCAGGACGGGGTTGCGCCGAATCCGAATGCGCCCTTCTAGGAGGGCCTCCTCGAACAACTTCACCGATCCGGGCATCCACATGCCCTCCGGCGCTGGGCGGCGGGCCGCCTCAGCCGCCTTGACCGCGGATTCCAGCGGCTTTCCCTTCTTCAGTCCGCCCTGCGGGTGCTCAGCGAAATTGATCGACAAGCCCAGCTCGTGGACTTCCTCCTCGAATTTCCGGTAGGCGTAGCGGTCATAGGCCACCAGCGCCAGTTCGAAGTCACGGTCGTACTCGGCAAGCGTTTGGGCGACGTGCCGGTTGCTGATCGTTTGTCCCTGTGGGGCGTGGAGGTGGCCCTGCCTGATCCACACGTCATAGGGCAGCTTGTCGCGCAGCTGCCGCGCCTGCACCGTGTCCCCCGGGGTCCATACCTCAACCCATGCGTCATACGTTGGCTTGCTGACGGCGCGGGTCTCTCCTTCCACCTTGATCGAGACTTCGACGCTGCCTGTTTCAACGACAAAGCCGGCGGCGGTCAGGTCGCGGACTTGGGAAAGGTCCAAGCCGCCGAAGACCCGCTTTCCATGGTGTTCGGCGGGTTCGAAGTCCGCCAGCGCGGGCTCCAGTGTTGCGCGCGTCATCCAGGCGGTCTCTGCATCGGTCCAGACGCAGAAATGCAACCTCAGGATGCCGTTGAGCGATCCCGGAATCTGCTTACCTTGGTTCACGACGTCCCGCAGGTACTCGTCCGTGATCGTCACGCCGAGGAGTGGGTTCGCCTTGATCCAACAGCTGGGGTCTTCGAGAGGGTCATCCCCCTCGTCTAGCGCGCAAACGTAGCTGAAGGTTCGATCATCGATCACGTCACCGACGAACGATGGATCGTTGACCGCCTCCGTGTGCCCCGCGGCGACCTTCACCGCGTGCTCGTGCTCCTCCCAGCACACCGACGTCCGGTCGCTGCCCGAGTTGGTGATCATGAACAGCAACGGCTGGCGGCGGAACTTGAATCCGCGCTCCAGCATTTCGATGATCTTGCGGTCGGGCAGCTCGTGCACCTCGTCCACCAGGACGAAATAGGGCCGCGGTCCTGAGCCCGTCTTTCCCGTGTCGCGAGACACGGGTCGGAAGAAGCTGCCGCTGGCGTGGTGCGCCATGTTGAATTCGCGGCCCTCGCCGCCGGCCATGTCGATGCGCTTGGCCAGGGCCGGCGACTGCTTAACCATCTTGACCGCGTCGGCGAACAGGATTCCGGCCTGGTCCTTCTTCGCCGCGGCCGAGTAGATCTGTGCGCCCGCCTCCCGATCCGCCGTCATGCCCAACAGACCCAGCCCGCCGGCGAGAGGTGACTTCCCGTTTCCTTTCCCCTGCTCGACGTAGGCGCGGCGGAACCGGCGGGTTCCGTCCGCCTGCTTCCAGCCGAAGAGCGAGCCAACGATGAATGCCTGAGAAGGATGCAGCTGGAACTGCCTCCCCTCGAACTGACCTTCCGACAGCCTCAAGATCCGCTCGAAGAAGCTGAACGCGTAGTCGGCCGCTTCGGTGTCGAAGTACAGGCCGCGCTCGCCGCCTTTCTCCAGGTCGCGAAGATGCCGGCGGCATGCATTGCGGACGTGGGGCCCGGCTACTGTCTTGCCGGCGACGACTGATTCGGCGTAGGCCTTAGTTCGGTCGGCCTGTTGGGCCGGTGCCGAAGAAGCCGTCGTCCGGATCGTCCTCTTCGCCGCCACCATTGCTGACCTTTGACTCATCCACGGGTGTCGCGCCGAGCTTCGAAAGGATCGAGCTCAGGGCTTGGGTTGCTGAAACGCCGAACTTCGCCCGCGGACTGTCGAGCTTCGCTGTCCAGTAGCAGGCCATGCGCAGGAGGACGCGGTGTGACGCATTCAGCCACGGCATCTCCGCGGCGAACTCCTCCCATGCGCGCTTCTGCGCGACGGTCATGTTTGCGTAGGGCGCGCCGAGAGGACGGACTCCCTTCGGAACGCGGCGGCCGGCGTGCCGACCTGGATTCTTGATCTGGGCGCCGGCGGCTTTGGCCTTTGAAACCGGCATGCGTGGCCTTCCCATCAGGCCTCCGTGAATGGGTGATGGGACGGCTCTGCTGCTTCAGCCAACTCGTCCCGTGAATTGTGGATGCGCGTGTGAAGGGAAACGGTCGGTCTAGGAAACCCGCGCGCCCAAGCTTTCGAACCACCCCCCCGAGGGGGGGCACGCGCCCGCCCCTCTCGATGCCCTTGGGACCGCCCCCGGCGCGCCTTGCGCGGCCTTGGGGCCTCATCCCTGGCCTATCGGCCACCCGTCCGCGTCGCAACCCCTGATCTGCACAGCGCCGCGCTCCAGGCGGGCCTGGTCGGTGTTGTGGCAGTCGGCGCATTGGCTGTCGAACGGGCCGGACCAGAACTGTTCCTCGGTCTCGCCTGCCGGGTGACCGTTGGTGTGGTTGCACACCGTGGCCACCGTGACGTGTCCTCGCGCCCGGCACTTGCTGCATAGCGGCTCACGGTCGAGCTGCGCCTTGCGGGTCCGCTGCCACCTCGCCGTCCCATACAGGTGGGCGAACTTGGTGCCACCACGCTGGCGCATCAGGAGATCGGCTCCACCGTAATCACGCCTCTCACTTTCCGGGAGATGGCACACTCGCGCCGCCGGCTGATCCTCGGCGGGTCGTCGAACACACGTGCGATCCCGCGCTTGGTGTCGGCGTAGACCACGCGCTCCAGGGCAACACCGTTCAGGTACACCCGGCGCGGGCAACGCCCGTCATCTGGCGTGTGGATGTGGTGGCAGTCCATCACGCCGCCAGCCACGCGCGCCGCTGCACGACCTCGATCCTGAGACCGCGGCGGATCCACTTGGCCAGCCTGTCCTCGTCCGGCACCTGGCCGGTGAACAGGGCAACCAAGCACACCGCGTAGAGGAACCACTTGAGCCACCAGCGCGCGCGGATGCTCACCACCAAGCTCTGCCTCACCATGAGGAACCACCGCGCTCATACGAGCGCATGGACTCGACCAGCTGCTCCAGCGCAGTGATCTGGGCCTGCCTGACGTGCTGGCTCCTCTCCTTGCGCAGGCGCTTGAGGATCCGGATGGCCTCGTCGGCCGCCCTGACCGTTCCGGCCGTCAGCCTCCCAGATTCGATGAACCCCGGGAGCATGTGGACTTCCATCCTCGGGGGAGGACCGGGAGGCGGTGGTGGCGACGACGCTTGTCTCATTGCGATTCGCCGCTCGTCACAGACAGCCGAAAGCCACGCGGAGCACGCCGTTCTCGTCGTAGGCGCGATATCAGCCATCGCTGATCTCGAACCGCCAACGGGATTCCGGCGACCGGAGCACCAGGCGATCGGCAGTGATCTCCTTCACGGGCAGCCGGTCAGCCGAGTTGGCCTGTGCGGCCAGGATCGGCGCGGCAGCTGGGGTGGCCGGGATCTTGGTCAGCGCGGCGACAGCCGGGGCCAAGCCCAGCGCGGCGAGGAATCGACGACGGTCCATCATTCTTCTCCCGGCGGCCGGGGCTCTGCGGCCGATGTGCGCTTCGGCTGATAGCCGCCCCAGTAGGTCACCTCGGAAGAGGCGCGCGAGCCATCCACAAACCCCTCGGGGTTGAGGGTGATCGTGTGGTGCAACTGACGAGCAGCGCGCGCATCCCGTGCGCTGTCCATCCCCATCGCCACCACGAACAGGGCCAGGGCGACGCAGAGGCAGGTGCCGGCCACGTCTGGCGCGCGGGTGGCCAAGGCCAGGCCGGCGCTGCAGAACAGCACGGCCACAGCCCAGGTGATCCAGGTACGGAGCTTCATAGCGTGCCCTGCTCATCCGGGGTGCGCGGCCGGGCCGGCGCCACTCCGGTCACGCGTCGATCCGCGTCCAGCGTGATCGCATACGACGCTTGGATCGGCATGCCAAAGTCCAGCAAGCTGCCGCCCTTGGCGCGCTCGACCGACTTCTCACCAGCAGTGGCCAGCAGGAGCTGATCCAGCTTCTTCTCGATCTCGGCAACCCTCTGCTCAAGACGGGCAATGGCAAGATCGGAGTTCTTGACGATATGCGATTCGCTCATGGCGTCACTCCTGCTTGGGCGAGGCGAGCGGCTTCGTATCGCTCGATGGCTTCGTCTCGCTCGGCTTGGGCGAGCTCGGTTGCTCGAAGAACTCTTGCCGCACCTGCGAGGCGTAGTCGGTCCGCTTCAGCAGCCGCTGCGGCAATTCCGGCATCACTGGACAGGCGGGCGGTGGCGGCGCTGGCTTCCCACTGCTGGCGCAGGCGGCCAATGTCAGCATCACGGCCAGCAACAGCAGCCGCGAGGCGCGCTTCGTAGTCCGCATCGATCTTCTCCCGGCGCGTGTCCGCGCTGTCGGCCGCGGCCTGGATGGCCTGGCCCTGCTTGTGCTCAACGGCTCTGACCTGGGCCTGCTGCTGCGCCACTGCGGCGCTAGCCTTGCCCCCCTGCCGGGCGTCTGCGGTTTCGGCGCGATCGCCGCGCCAGGCCCAGCCAGTCCCGAACATGGCGGCGGACCAGACCACGAAGGCAACGAATGCGATCACGATGCGGTTCATGAGGTCCACCCTTCCGCGGTCACTTGCCCGCAGCCAGTTGATGAATGCGGGCCATCGCCCAGTTGTAGGCCCACTGGTCGGTGATCTTGATGCGCGTGATCTTCTTGCCGCTGCGCACGACCTCGGAGACCTCCGTGCTGTCGACCAGCATCGCGACCGCCAACAGCGCACTGCGCGTGGTCGGGTCCGGCTCGCGGATGATCTCCAGCGCGTCCGACACCATCGACCGCAGAGATTCCAGCAGCCCGGCAGTCGGCCGGGCGTTGCGGGTGTCGATCAGCGACAGCGCATGCTGCAGCCCCTTGATCGCGTCCTTGTGTCCGTTACTGCGGGGCATCGGGGCCTCCCTGCTCCGGCGCGTCGGCCGCGTTCGGCTTCAGCGACTCGGGCCGGGCGCAGGGCCAGATCCGGTACAGCCAGCCGGCCAACGTTGTCCACAGCCCCATCGCCGCCAGCCCGCAGGTCAGCGCGTACCACATGCCCCGGGGCGTCGGCACGCGGGCCCAGCACATGGCGATCGCCAGCAGGCACGCCCAGAACCGAATCCGCGCCTTGGTCTTGGCGCCGGACCACTCCGAGCGCATGCCGATCTGCTGCGGCAGGTGCGGCAGCACGAGGCCGATGCACACGCTGATCGCCATGCTTTGCCACATGGCCTCGGCCAGGGGCGTGCTCATGTATTTGCCCACGTCCACCAGCAGCACCTTCACCGCCGGCCAGTTGTCGGCCATGGCCACGATGCCGGCGACCACCGGCACTGCCGCGGCCACCTGGGCCATCGTGATCCGGGGCATGTCAGCCGGCCTGCAGCGCTTCGCGCGCCGTGGCGTAGTAGCCAGCCCACTTGTCCCGCAGCCTCACCTTCTTGGCCGCCGTGCCGTTCGTGTATGCGCCAGGCTGCCAGGTGCGCAGATACAGCTGCCAGGCGCCATTCACGTCGCCGATGGCCGGCAGCGGGGCCGGATCACTCCACAGCAGCAGCCGCGCGAAGCCGGCCGCCAGCACGTCGTCACCGGCCAGGGCCTCGTACACCGCGCGCTCGTCTGCCGCGACACCCCGCGTCAGGCACAGCGCCGCGGCGGCCGCGGCCGTCTGCGCATGCCTCAGGACGCCGCGGACGCCGCCGCCTCGCTCGAACTGGAATAGACCCCGAGCAGGCCCGCGCACTTCGGGGCGCGCCGGGTCCACGACCTGCCACCGGTGGCGGAAGTCGGCCTCCTGGCCGCAGATCGCCAGCATCTCAACGCGCGCCTGCAGCGTGTCCATGCGCGGCGGCAGCAGCCGCAGGGCCGGCGTGATGGTGCTCCGGTTGATGGCCTTGGCTTGGTCGATGCTCATGCTAGATCCAGATATGCAAAGGCCCCACCGTTGCCGGCAGGGCCTGAAATGGCGGGCTGTTGAGGAGTCGAACCCCTGGCCTCTCGGCCACCACGGTTTTCAAGACCGCTCGCCGTCCAACACAGCGGAACAACCCTTGAATGGCGGAAGCGGCTGGATTCGAACCAGTGGGCCCTTGCGGACCTACGGCTTAGCAAGCCGCTGCCTTAGGCCTCTCGGCCACGCTCCCTATTCGGTTACGAACGCCCAAGTCTCGGCGTCGAAGAAGCTCTCCTCGCCTGTGTCCGTCTCGATGACGAAAAGCGGCGACTCATCTGGACCCGGCGTCATGTCGGTGTAACCCAACTTGCCGGTAACGACGCGGCCATCGGCGTAGGTCGCAGTGACCTTCCTGCCGAGGTCCTTCCAGTCGGGCCACTCGTCGCTCATGCAAGGAATCTAACACCACATGTTGGAGCGGGCTATCGGAATCGAACCGACGTTCGCGGCTTGGAAGGCCGTCGCCTGACCACTCGGCCAAGCCCGCTGACTGTTGGATGAGGCCGGCGCTGATCCCCGGCTTTGAGGCAATAGGCGTGCTGGTGATGACGCCTCGTTTTACACCCTACCGTGCGGGCTAACCATACTGATCTCGCCCGCTACACCCGCATCGTATCGCTACACCGGGTAGGCTCTCGCTCTCACGATTCGCGCATCAGCCTGCGCATTCCCACCCATCGAATGAGGCCTACTTGGATGCCGCATGCGATGGGAGGCCGGTCACGGTTCCGGCGCTCGATCGGTCAGTGGAGACCGCCGTCTAGGTTGGCACGTCGCGTCCGCCGTTTGGCCTGGCCGCGCGCGGTTTGGTAGCGGCGACGGGATTCGAACCCGCAACCTCCGGGTTATGAGCCCGGCGAGCTGCCTGTTGCTCTACGCCGCAAACAAGAAGGCCACCGCCAACCACCAGGACTCCCGTCTGGTGGCCGGCGATGGCCTCGGATCGAAGAGCTGCCCGTTACGCAGGCAACTCTGCACGCTGGCGATTTAAGCCTAGTCCTGGTTCCCGTCGCAACCGTGGAGCAGGTGTGGTGATTTTCGTCACCACAGGTGGCACCTGTGGATCATGGCGCCGGTGGTTCCCAGTGCGTTCGATGGCGCTCGCGATCCCCGGCCAACCCTTCAAGCTTCGCGATCGCCTTTTGCACGCGCTCGAAAAGCGCGCGGTCGTAGCCCGTCTTCGCCTTGAACTTCTTAACCGCAGCCTTTGCTTCTGTCATCGTCATTTCGAAAGCGCGCGTTACGGTTTCTCCGTGCGCGTCAACCTTCCAGGCCAACGTGACAGTGAACGGCGCCTTCCGGTCCATGATCGACGGGATGAAGATTTGAGGCAGCCCAGAGATCCCGAGACCGTTCACGCGCAGGTCTTCCAGCAGGCATTCCGCGACGGCGCCGGCTATTTCCGCGCTGGAGATTTGTTCCGGCAAGTAATAGACCATGTGCCCGCTCCTCCTTGTGGGGGTTCAATCTTAACGGGGGTCGCGGGCCGCGGCATGCGGCGCTCAGGCCGGCGCGGGGAGCTCCGGCCGCGCAGGCCCTAGCGCGCCGTCATGCGGTCGCGATCGCCCCTCAGTCGAACAGCTTGCGCCGGAGCTGCCCGCTTGCCTCGCTCAGGACCGCCTGGAGCACTGAGGTCGCGGCCTTGTGCACACGAAGGTAGCCGTCCTTCCGCATCTTTGCGGCCTTGGCGTGGGCGGATGCTGGCGCCTGCTTTGTCGGACACACCAGCGCGGCGGCCGCATCGTAGATGACCAGGCGCAAGCGATGGCAGTCGGCCGGCTCCCGCAGATCCAGCGTGCGGGGGCGCATTCGGGCGACCACGTATGCGATGCGCGCATAGGACATCTGGACGATCTGGGGGGCGCACTTTCGTTCATCCAATCGCTGGGCGACCGCGAGCGCCACCTCCCGCGCCAGCGGATCTCGCATCATGCCAACCGCGCCGGCGATGTCGGCCGGCTGCAGCCCAGGCTTCGAGCCCCGGCCTTCGACCGGCACCTTGTAGCTGCTGCCCACCAGCAGACGTCCGAGCAGCTCCAGGACTTCGGGGCTCTCGACCACGATCCGCGCCCCGGGCGCCGCGACAGCCTTCGGCGGCTCAGCCACCAGGACCGAGGGCGCAGGCACGACGTGAGGCAGTGGCACAAAGCGGCACCAGATCGAAGCCGCAGCCTCTGGAGTCGAGGCGGATTCGCGTCCCATCGCGCCGCACGATTCGCAGGCCACGCGAAAGGCGCCCTCCGGCCGCTCACGCATCCTCGGGCCCGCGGCGCTGCCGCAGCGCGCGCACGCCGCCAAGTGGATTCTTTCCTCGATAGCATCGTTCATGCGGGCGGCGACTCCGGGAAGAGAGAGGTTGGCGGTGGCGGGGTCGGCGCGCTCTCGCCCTGGCTGGCCAGGAACTGCTGGGCGAGACGCCGGAGCTGGTTCTCGCCGATGTCGACGCGCTCCACCAGGTGCTCGCCTGGGTTGCGGACGCCCTCGATCTGCTCACGCTTGACACCCAGGACCTCGGACACGACAGGGTCGCTGCCGTGGTCGCTGATCAGGAAGTACGCCAGCACCGGCTCGGTCTGCCCGTCGCGGTGGACGCGCCCAATGCACTGCTCGTGCACGCCGGGGCTCCAATCCAGCTCGCCGAAGACCACGGTGCTGCAGACGTGCTGCAGGCCGTCGATGCCAGCGCCAGCGCGCAGGCTGATCAGCATCACCTTGGAATCGCCAGCGACGAAAGCATCCTTCGCGGCCTGCTTCTGGCTCGGAGACTCGCTGCCGGTGTACATGACCGGGTTGAACTCGGCCAGCTTCTCCTGCCAGATGCTGTAGACCTCGCGGTGCCAGCCGAACAGCAGCACCTGCTGCCCGCTCTCCACCAGCAGGCGGACGAACTCGGCCACGTAGGGCGCCTTGGCCAGGCCCGTGGCCTGCCGCACGAGGCGGTCAAACTCGCCGCCGGCCTGCATCTTCTCGCCGCGCCAGCGCTCATTGGCGCCCAGGATCACGCGCGCCAGGGCGGCCGCGTTGCCGGCGATGCTCTCCAGCGCGCGCTCGTCGGCCTCGATCTCGTGCGGAATCTTCGATAGCTCGGGCAGCTCGCGGCCGACTTCCTTTCGCGTCCGGCGCAGCATGATCCCCTCGCGGCGCAGGTAGGCCCCGAACAGCTCGGCGTCCTTCAGGCGGGACTTCTCCCCCGGCGCGCTGATGCACCACTCCCGCACGAACTCGTCATAGCCGCCCAGGCAGTCGGGCAGCAGCGCGTTCACGACGTGATAGAACTCGGTGCCGTAGTTGTAGATCGGCGTCGCCGTGAGCCCCATGCGCAGCGGCACGCGGTGGGCCAGGTACTCCGCGGCGGCGTAAAGCTCGGTGCCGTCGGCGCGCAGCTGCTGGCACTCCTCGAACACGACATATTGCGCGAACTCGGCCAGGGTCTCGGCCCAACCCCGGAGCATGTGATAGCTGACCAGGATCACATCGGGCGGCGTGTCCCATAGGTCATGCAGGCGCTGGCGCGGCTGCCGGGTCAGCGGATAGGGCCTTCCCTTGCGGATGCGGTGCACGCGCAGGTTCGGCGCGAACTCGGCCAGCTTCTCGGGCCAGTGATTGGGGAGCGCGGCCGGATACACCACCACCGCGGGCAGGTTGCCGGGCTCGGCCATCGGGCACATACCGGTGACCGTCTTGCCCAGGCCCAGGTCGTCGGCCACCAGCAGCCCACCGCGGATTGCGGTCTGGGCGGCGGCGACGCGCTGGTAGTCGCGCGGGGGCTTGGCCAGGGCGAACGGCGGGATCTCGCGCCGGCCGGCGGCCAGCTCCTGCAGGTTCACCTCCATCTGGACGTGCTCTCCCGCCAAGCGCTCCAGCAGTGCGGCCCCGTCGCCCTCCAGTTCCATGGGGTAGCGGTCCAGGAACCACTTCAGCTCGCGGCTGTTCTCCGGCGAGGCCTTGAGGGGGATGCGCTCGGAGGCATGCTGCGGCGCGCGCGGGAATACGCGCTTCAGGCGCGCGCGCACCTGGGGCTCGCACCAGATGTACCAGTTGCCGTGCTCGTGCTCGATACGTCCGTAGTTCATAGGGCCTGCCTCTGCAGTCGGATCATGGCGAAGGGCTTGCCGCCCCACTCGGGCCGCTTTGGCAGCGGCGTGGACGCCCACATGGGCGTGCCGGCCAGCAGCACGGCTTGCACGTGCGGGAGCTCGATGTACCGCCCGACCTGGCGCAGCGCATCGCCGGCCGATCCGGCGACCTTGACCTCGATCACCAGGCCGTCGAGCCAGAAGTCGGCGCGGTTCTTGGCGTCGAGGCGGTATTCGCGCTGGAAGCCTGTGCCGGCGAGGACCTGGGCCATCACGTCATGCAGTTGCACCTCGCTGCCGTAGCGATAGCGGACACCGCCCAGCAGGCGGCCGAGCGAATTCAGCTTGAGCTGCCACTCGGACGGCGCGCCGGCGCGCACCGGCTGCGGGCGGCGTAGGCCTGGGGTTTTGTTCATCAGAACGGGTCCTCGTAGTTGTCCGCCTGAGCTGCGCCGGCCTCTTCCTCGAAGCGCCGCGCCTTCGCCTCCCAGTCGCGCGCCTCGGCTCGGGCGAAGGTCGCGGAACGGTCATTCCGCCCCTGCTTGCCCACGCGGCCGTGGGTCGGGGTCGCCTGGATCTCGGCGGCGCGCTTGAAGCACTCCTGCGCCTTCGAACGGGCCCACGTGGCCTTGCGCTGCGCCTCCGCGCGCCTTTCCATCTCCGCCTTCAGCGCTTCGAACTGCGCCTCCAGATCTGCCTGGGGCAGCTGCCTCACTGCTACGTTCACTTCCTCTCCTCTCCTGGCCAGCTCAGGCCGGCTCGCCGGTACTCTTCGCGCAGCTCCACCAGCACCATCCCGTCGAGCCAGGTCACTTCTTGGCCTGACTTCGTCTTCACCGTGTGCGCCACGGTCCGTTCATAGCCCGGGTTTGGGTCCCGCTTCGGGACCGGTCGGCGCTTAGGCGTGCTCACGCGGCTTGCTCCTGACCGGGCGCCGGCGGCGCCAGCAGGTCGAACAGGTCCGGCATGGACTGCTCGCGCGCCACCGAGGCGCAGTACGCGGCGGCGTCCAGGTAGTACCCCGGGTTGAGCTCGATCCCATAGCCGCGGCGCCCCGCCTTCAGGGCCATGTACGGGACGGTGCCAATGCCTCCGAACGGATCCAGGACCAGCTCACCGGCCTGGCTGTGTTGCTCGATGCAGCGCTCCACGATGTCGAACTGCAGCGGGCACAGATGCTGTTCCTTGCCCTTCGCCGCCTGCGTGCTGTTCAGCGTGCGCATGCGCGTGATGTCGGTCCACACCTCTGGATGCCAGGACTGAGGCTGCAGCAGCATGAACGTGGTCGGAAGCCAGCCGGCGCGGTCGACGTGTTCGGCGATGCGCACGTCGTGGCGGAAGTCGTAGACGTTCTCCAGGCTGTGGCGCTTGAACATCTGGAAGACGGCGGACTGGTCCAGGCCCTCCAGCTCCTCGGGTGCCAGGGGCCGGTTGCCGCTGCTCCGCCAGTAGCCGTGCGCGTCGTACTGCCAGCGCGGGCGCGTGTAGCTCGTCTTGTCCTTGGCGACCGGCTCGTCGGCGTAGCCGTTGCTGCGATCGGTCGGCGGCTTGCGGAACTTCAGCACGTACTCAGGCATGCCGTTCCCCATCCGCGATCCATCCTTGCACTGCTCGGTCCAGCCCAGCCGATATGTCTGGTTGTTCTCCCTGACCACGTCGGTCACCACCGTGATGCGCGACAGGAAGGCAAAGCCATGCTTCTGGAAGGCGGCCACGCATTCATCGCTGAAAGGCTGGACCGTCTGGAAGCCAAGGCCATTGATACCGCCTGGCGTGATGCGGTCCTTGACATGGATACAGGCCACCCTGCCCGGCTTCAGCACCCGCAGCAGGTTCGGGATCAGGAAGTCCATCTGCGCCCAAAAGTGGGCGTTGTCGTCGGTGTGTCCGAAGTCGTTGTAGCTCGGCGTGTACTCGTACTGCGTGGCGAAGGGAATGCTGGTCACGATCAGGTCGACACTGTCGGCCTCCATGCGCGCGGTCTCGAGCACACAGTCGTTGTTGACCATGGTGTACCCCTCGCCCGAGGCCTCCACCCGCTCCACGCCCAGCGAGCGGGCCAGCATGCCGGCCATGGCGGCATGCGCCAGGCCGAATTCGCGCACGATCTCAGTCATCTTGCTCACCATCTCATCGTGTTGGCGCCATTTGCGCTCGAGCTGCCGGCGCACGTCGCGCTCGGCCTCCGTGTAGATCAAGTCGATGCGGACCTCGCGGGTCTGCAGGAAGCGGTAGGTGCGATGGATCGCCTGGATGAAGTCGGCGAACTTGAAGCCGATTCCCAGGAAGATCTCCCAGGCGCAGTGGCGCTGGAAGTTACATCCCGAGCCGAGCATCACCGGCTTCCCCGCCAGCTCCTGAAGCTCGCCGTCGCTGAACCTGATGACCAGGTCCTCGCGGTCTTCCAGATCCTGAGAGCCGTAGACCGTAGCCAGGCCCGGGATGGAGGCCTCCAGCGCGCGGCGCTCGTCCTCGAGGTCGTGCCACAAGATCCTGTGCGCGCCGGGCGCCTCTGCGCGCAGCTCGAGCAGCTTGGCCGCGCGTGCGCCCAGGCTGTCTCGCTTCTCCCGCGCCGCTGACTGCAGGTTGAGCGTGGTGGCGCGAAATAGCCTGGCCTGGCCATCCTTCTCCACCCCGGCTGCGCTGTGGTCGGTCGGGATCTCGTGCCAGCGCACGTCCAGCGGCGGCAACTCGTAGCCTTCGTCGCTGAAGCTCGGGTCCAGATCGCTGGGCTTCTGGATGAACAACGCCCAGGACGCCACCCACAGCCAGAACTCGCGCTCCTTGTGCGCGTGCAGCGTCAGCTGATCGGCCTTTTCGCTGTTGCGCTTGAAGAATCGGGTCTTTGCCTGGCCCACGTCCATAACGCCCAGAAACGCGGCGTAGGCCAGCAGCTCGATGTACTCGTTCGGCGACGGCGTGGCCGTGGCCACGAACCTGTAGGGGATGCCTTCGGTCTTGGTGCCCGTGGTCCTGTCGTCCCCTGCGATCGTGGCCATGAACTCGCGGAAGGTCTTCGTCCCGCCGAACCCACGCAGCACCGCCGCTTCGTCCAGGCTGACAGCCGAGAACGCGCGCGGATCGAGCTTGCGGTCGCGCACGGTCTCATAGTTGGTCAGGTAGATGCCCGCCGGGTCGGCCGCCTCCTCGATGCGCCGGATGAACGTCACGGCGACGCCCAGCATCGCCGCGTCGCGCACGAACTCCTGCCGGACGCCCAGCGGGATGATGATCAGACCCATGCCGCCGGCGCGCTCCCGAGCGATCCGGACAGCCTCGATCTGCATAACACTCTTGCCCAAGCCGAAGGCCGCGAAGAGCGCGCGCCGGCCGCCGTCGACCATCCACTGGACGCTGGCGCGCTGGTGAGGCTTCAGCAGGCTGCTGATCTCGGCCGGCGCCACCTGCACACCGGTCCGCGGCGCGACCGCGGCCTTGGCGCGCAGAAAGCGCTCGTAGGTGTCCGCGCCGACCGCCGCGGAGCCGCTCTGACCGACGTTCATGGCGCGCCCCTCGTCACCGAGCCTACGGCCGGGGCGGCGTCGCGCAGCAGCGCCATGGACAGCGCCTTGGCGGTGCGGTTGGGCACGGCGTTCCCGATCTGCTTGGTGATCTCCGTGGCGGTCCCGGCGAAGTCGTAGACCTCGCCCTCGTCGTCAAACGAGGAGGCCCGCGCCAGCTCGCGCCAGTGCAGCATCCGGTAGTTAATGTCGATGCGGACCTGATCGGCGACCTCCGCGGCCGGCGCCGCGAGCTGGACATGGCCGCTGGCGGTGATGGTGGGGACAGGCTGGTCGATGTCGTGCACGCGCGGCGCCTGGCCGGGCGCCTCGCCGAAGTTCGGAACCAGGAATGGCTGAGCCAGCCCCAACTCACCGCGATTGGCGCCGGTGATCGTCGGAAGCGGCTCGTCCATCCCGTGCGTGCGCACGTCTCCGTGGTGGGTGACAGGCAGCGCGAAGGCCAGGGACTCGGACGTCGTGATGGTCGGCATCGGCTCGTCGGCGCAGCGCATGTCGCGCGTGCGTCCGGTGCCGACGTTGCCGCGCATCACGATCGGCACGGCCAGGGCCACTTCGTTGGAGGTGGTCAAGGCGGGCACCGGCGCGTCGACATCCAAGACGCGGCTGGCGAGGTCTCGGCCGTCGCTGTCGCCATGACCTGCGCGCATCAGCACGGGCTCGACCAGGCCGAAGCGCGCCTTGGTGGTGACGCTGGGCACCGGTTCAGCCACAGAGGAAGCGGTCAGGCCGGATCCGCCGCCGTAGTACGGCGCCACCAGGGGCACGGCGACGCCCTGGTCGCCGCCCTTCGCAGTCGTGACGGTGCGGATGGGGTCGGCAGCCGAGCGCGGCACGCCCGCGCTGCTGCTGTTCGAAACCGGCACGATCAGCGGATCGGCGAGGAAGCCGCCGCCGGCGGTGCAGATGGTGGGCAGGGGCTCGTCGATCGGGCGCGAGGTGCGGCCGCCGTCGCTGTTCGTCCGCATGACCAGGAGCGGCTCCACGAGCTGCGGACGTGCGCAGCCCGGGCGCGCGCCGCCGGCGCCACCCGTGGTGATGGTTGGCAGGGGCTGGTCGAGGTCGCGCGCCGCGCCGCCGCTGCCGGTGGCCAGGACCAGGCCGGATCCGTCCTGCGCAGCCAAGCCCATCTCGACAGCCTCGGTCCGGCTGAACACCAGTCGGGGCGCGCGGCCATCCAGCAGCGCCTGGAGCGCGTCAACGTAGGGCTGCGGCCAGCGATACCGGACCGCGCCGGCCAGGATGCGGCGGACGGTGTTCGGCTTAAGCGGCTTGGGCCGGGTGAAGATGCTGGCGCCCGACTTCGTCCAGTCGATGACCTCCCGCGCGCCGCGCCACTTCTGACGGGTTCCCAGCAGGTCCGTCACGGCGGTGCGCGCATGCGTCGCCTCGGGCCATTCGAGGGGGCCGCGGTCGCTGCGGCCGATCAGGAAGAATCGACGGCGCGTGGTCGGGTCGCCATAGTCCGCGCAGCAGAGCACGCGCCACTCCAGCCGGAAGCCGACAGCCTGCAGCGCCGCGATCCAGGCGCGGAAGTATTCGCCGCGGCGCGACTTGATCGGCCGGCCGGTCACGAGCGAACACGGACCCCAGTCCATGAATTCCGGCACATTTTCGACCTCAAGGCGCTTGACCCGCAGCTCCGTGCACCAGCGCACGACGTGCCACGGGTCCATGCGCTGCTGGTCGTGCACGGGCCGGCCGCCGCGCGCGCGGCTATGGAACACGCAGGACGGCGCGGCGATCAGCAGGTCGAGGTAGCCCTCCGGAACGTGGTCCAGCGGCAGCGCCGTCTCCAGGTTCGCGCAGGCGATGCGCTCGGCGTGCTCGGGGTGGTTGCGACGGTTCGTCTCGATCGCGACCGGCCAGTGGTTGACGCCCACCAGCTTCATGGTCAGCCCCAGGTCTCGCACCGCGCGCGCCGCGCCATTGCTCATGCCGCCGGCGCCGCAGAACAGGTCGGCGACCAGGAGCGGCTTGGTCTTCGCACGCGACGCGACGATGATCTGACCAGGCAGGGAGCCGTCAGCCATGGGCCACCTCCAGGCTCTGTAGCGCGCGGATCGCCTCGAGGGTCGCTTCGATGTCGCTGGCCTCCCCGGGCATAGCGCGCACGATCACGGCCATGTCGGCCAGCCGCTCCGGCCCGTCCAGTCCAAGCAGCCCGTACAGCGCGGCGCGCAGGCGCGCCACCTTGGCCTCCGCATCCCGGAGCGGGTGCTTCTCGCACACGCGGATGTGGTCGGTCAGGACCTGGTCACCGGCTGCCGGCGTGCCCTGCGGGTACTGCATGCCGCAGTAGACGCACGTCAGCACCCGGCCGCCTGCGCCGGCGTCCCCGGCCGTGATGGCGGCGATTGCCTCTTTCACCTTTGCGGTCTTGATCCAGAGGATCAGGCCGGTGGTCGTGTTGCTCTCGGTGAGTTCGAGCAGCGGCACCTTGGTCATGAACGTCAGGCGCGCGCGGCCGGCGACTGACTGCTGATGGCCATCGAGAGCCTGGTTGAGGTTCTGGACGCTGATGTTCTCGCTGCCAATCGTCGAGACAAGTTGCTCGATGCTGATCGGGGTGGGTTGATCGCTCATGTTGGGAGTCCATGTCGGGAAGCGCGGCGCTTGGCCGCAGGAAGGGAGCGGCGCGCGGTTGCGGGCCGATCGGGGGATGGGTGTGGTCAGCCGAAGTCCTCGAACTTCCAGCCGCTGCCGTCTTTCTGAACTGCGAGGAATCGGAACGGGTACATCGCCGCGGCGACCTTGACCTTCACGCGCGCGTCGTCTTCCCAGTAGCCCTTGACCTCGTGGGCCTCGAGCTCGCCGGTGGCCAGCTGCACGAAGAAGTCGATGGTCAGGAAGGTGGCTTTGGCCAGCTGCAGCTTCACGGCCTCGAACTTCCACCAGATCACCTCGCCGGCCTGGCGCCTCAGCTCCAGGTGCGCGGCGTAGGCGGCCTCGGTCTTGTTCATTTCGCCTGCCACGTGCCGCGGACGCGCGCGGGCGATGGTCTTGACCTCCGGAACCTCGGCGGACTCGGGCGCCGCGACCACCGGCTCGTGCGCGCGCGGTGCGGCAGCTGCGTGGCGAGCGTCGTGCGCATCCACCGCGCGGGCCAGGCCCGGGGGCATGTCGGCCCGGCTTGTGTATCGCAGGGAGCGCTTTCCGCTCATCGCGCAGCCCCGCCGGCGCGGCGCGCCTGCGCGCGGCGCTCGAACTCGTTGCGGGCCTGCTGCCGCAGCTTGTCGAGCTCCGACGCCACGAACTCGGTTGCGCTGCGCAGCGTCTCGAGCGATGCCTGCGTGCGCGCGATGCCCTCGACCAGAGGCATCAGGTCCTCATCGCCGATCGGAAGGAGGGCCTGCTGGGGCGCCAGCTGCAGCGCCAGCTTCGGGAACGGGAACGATGGATCCTTGGCGCCGATCAGGGCCCACACCGGCTCGGAACGGCCGCTGCGCAGGTTGCGACGCGGCTGATCAGCGACGATGCCCTGCCCTCGCAGCTCCTTCAGCAGGCCGCCCACACGCGGACCCTGCCAGCCGTCCAGGCCCTCCTTGCCGTCCTGAAGCGCCAGCGCTCCAGCCCACTCATGGATTTCCGCAGCGCTCAGCGGGTCGGCAGCGTTGTGGAGGGCCCACAGAACCAGCTCGCGGTGGTACGGGCGCAGATTGAGCGGCTCGGTGGCCATCAGGTTGCGTCCTCACTGCCGGCGGTGGAGAGCTGCTGGAGAACGTCTGACCAGGAGGGCATGTGCGCCCGCGCGCCAGCCGGCGGGTCCAGGACGACCGCAGCGGCGCCCGGCGATGCCTCGAGCCTGGTGAGGGCGTAGCGCGGCGCGGCAGTTCCGTTCTCCATCACCAGACGCGCGGCGGCGGTATCGCCCACCATCACCGGCGCAGGCGCCGGCAAGCCGCGCTGCGTGTAGGCCGCGTCAGGCGATCGATCACCGGCGAGGCGGCGCGGGTACTCGCTCAGATCGCCGCGGTTGACGTAGCCCGTGTAAGCGATGATGAACCGATGCTGCGTATAGCTCAGCTTGTCGGCCTCGGTGCGGCAGGTCGCGGGCCAGCCGCCCAGGTCTTCGATGACCGCATGGATGATCGGGTCGTCGAACACGACATCGGTGTAGGCGCCCACGCGGCCGCATGCGTCGTACACCAGGCTCCAGGCGCGCGCGGCGCGGTCGCCCGCAGTGCCCTGGAGCTCACGCACCAGGTCCGCCGGCTTCGGCGCGAACTGGCCGCGCTCCGGATTCGTGGCGTGGCGGCTCAGCGCACGCTGGACCTCCTGCAGCGAGAAGGGCTTACAGGCCTCCCACCACACCGCCAGTCCGAACGTCGTGACCGGCTTGTCGTAGAAGGACAGAACTTGGGTGATGAGCTCGGCGAACTGCGGGCGATCGGCCACCTTCATTGCCGGTCCCCCTGCTGCTCGAGCCACGCCTCGGCAACGGAACGGTTGCTCTGCTGCAGCGCTGCGCCGGTCTGGCGTCCGCCACGGCCGCCGGCCTTCGCCTTGGGCGGCGAATCCGGTGAGGGCGCGCTTCCCTCGAGGAACTGACTCAGCGCCGCGGCGACGATGTAGCCGCCCGACTTGTCCGGGTACAGGTCAGCCATCGCGATGAAGTGCTCGAGCGGCGTGCCCGCGGCGACCGCGGCGATCAGCTTGGGGTTCATCGCGTTCAGACGCAGAGACGGGTGGCGCCGCCGAAGTGCGATCACGACCCGACCGGGCGTCAGGTCGCCGCCCTGCCCGGCATCGTCATCCGGCGCGCGCGCGTCACCTCGCGGATCTGAGGGTTCTTGGGGGTTCCCTTTGGGTTCAATGAGGGTTGCTTTATAGGGGTGCAGATCCTGCACCGGTCCGGTGCCGCTGCCGCACCGGTCCGGTGCCGCTCCTGCACCGGTCAGTGCATCACCCGCACCGGTGCCGCCCTCGCACCGGTGCTGATCCTGCACCTGTGCAGATTTCGCACCGGTTGAGCGGGCCAGCGCGCGGCTGTGCTCGATGCCGTCGACGTCGAGGCTCAGCTGTCGCAGGAGTCGCTCGTCCAGGCGGAAGAGCACGCGCTGGCCCGACATCTCGGTGCGGGTCAGAAAGCCCTCGGCCTCGAGGTCTGACAGGCACTGGAAGACGGTGCGGCGGCCCATGCTGCAGCGCCGCTCGATCGTCGAGACGCGCGGATAGCACTCGCCGTTGTCGTTGGCCTGGTCGGCCAGGGACAGGAGCACCATCTTGCGGCTCGCCGGCACATCCGCGTCCCACACCAGCTGCATGAGCTTGATGCTCATACGGGCAAGCCCCCATGGCGGTTGTGCGGGTCAATGCCGCAGGCCTCGGCGTACGCGGCGGTCCAGCGATAGGCGGTGGCCTTGGACACGTTGAAGTGCGTCATGACCGCGCCCACGGTCGGGAACTGCTCCTGCTCGATCGCCCACCGCATGAACCGCATGGCGATCAGCAGGTAGCCGTATCCGGCCATCGGGTGCTTCGCCTTGTTCCGGGCAACGGCTGGGTTCGGGGACGCGATCCATGTCTTCTCGACAGCCTTCGCGCGAGCGAGGGCGTGGCCCATGGCGCCGCGCAAGTCCGTGTTCACCGGATGGCCCTCACGTTCCCGGCCTGGGCCTGTTCGTCCGCGCCCTGCTGGGTCACGGCCTGGATGGCGTGGCTGAGGGAGGCGGCGACGGTGGCCAGCTCGGCCGTCAGGTCGCCGTACTCCTTTTGCGCGGCGATCAGTTGGGGCAAGTCCTCGGCTGTGACCTGGTCGTCGGCCATCACCTCCGCGATCGCCTGCAGCATCTGCCCGAACTCGATCGTCGACCGGGCGGTGCACAGCGCGCGGGCGGCCCGCTGCGAGGCCGGCGCTTTGGCGCCGAGAAAGCCGTAGCGCTGCGCCAGCTCGCGCTCGCAGTCCAGACGCTGCTGGGCCGGCAGCGCCGCAACCCAGCTCTCCTCCAGATCGGCCGGCAGCTTTACCTGGCCGCGCAGGAAGCGCGTGACGATCTGGAGGTTGGCCTTCTCGGCCTTGACGATCGAGTCGACCGTCGTGCCGCGGTGGAACTCGACGATTCGGTCCGGCGCGGCGACCCGCGCCTGGTACTCGTCGGCGACGCGGCTCGCGAAGGCCTGCATCGTCAGTCCGGTCGCGCGGAACGTCGTCTCGGTGTGCCGGAAGATGATCCGCGAGCGCGGCTCGGTCGGCTTATGAGGATTGGGCGTCATGTACATGAACTCGCTCTGGTTGGAAGCTGTGCGCCAAGGACGGAGCGACAGGGAGTCGGGAAATGGGGAATCGCCAGGACGGCGGGGCGCAGGGAAGCGCCGGGGCGGCGGAACTGCGCCAGGTGGGCGCCCGTCAGCCGGTAAGCTGGGAGGTGCGACCCAGACCAGTTACCGGAGACGGACATGGAAGAGCCAGCGGAGCCGACCGACATCGAGGTGCGGCCGTATCTCGTGGTGTTGAAGCTCGACGGTGTGCGCGCAGAGCACGCGCATCTGCGCGAGGACCTCAATGCGTACTCAACCTCTCGCCCGATGCTTGTGTGCGTCGGAACCGGGGTGGCGGTGTACTTCATCAACAGCCACCTTCGTCCGCACCAGATGCGGTTCGAGGGCCATTTGCTCGGTCGGGATTCGAGACTAATCGTCGAACTCGGGGGAGCACACGCAGCAGAGGGCTTCGTGATGCTCGAGCTGCACGAGTGGCTCGGAAACCATCTGTACCGACGATAGCGGCCAGCCTGATGTCAGCGAGCAGGTCCGCAGGTAGCGAAATCAGGCGACCGAGCAGCCAGAACGGCAGCACGGCGACATCCCACCCGAGCCAAAAGCGGTGCGGGCGCATCTCAGGCCACCTCCTCCGTCCCTTCCGCCGCCGGCGGTGGCGCGGGACCAAAGACGTCTTGCCTCCTCAACCGGATGACCTCCGGGATTCCCCGGGTCGTCCAGTTGTGCACCCTTTGCAGGCTGCCCTTACCGGTAAACCCAAGGAGACGAGCAACCGCGGCGGCGCCGCCGAGGCTCTCAATCAGTGCAGCATCGTCGTGGATAGCGGCCATGCTGCAAAGTAAACTTCATGTTGACCGCGTAGTCAACTTCTCGTTTATTGCGGCCGATGAACGGTCAACCGAGCATGGAGGGATGGCTGAAACCACCACCCTCGCCAACTTCCAAGCCCGGATGGACGAGGCAGTTCAAGCCGTCGCCGGCGGAAACCGGACGCGCTTTGCTGAATTGCTTGGAGCTACAGAGAATCCCAAGCAGGTTGGAAAGCAGTGGCATAGCAGAGGATCTATCCCGGCCAAGTACGCGCGAGCATTGCAGAGCCTCGGGCTCTCGATCGACTACATCAACCATGGCGAGGGTCATCTGCTAAGCGGGCCTGCCTCGGCGTCTCAATCTGGGGGACTGGACGTGTCCAGACTTACCCTCATGATCGAATGTCTGGAGGGTGCGCTGCTCGACGCCAAACGCGAGCTCGACCCGGCCCGAAAAGCGCGGATCGTTTCACTGATCTACGCCGACCCAGGCATCGGCAACACGCGCGAGGCCGTCCAATCGGCCCTGCGCGTCGCTTTCATGGCCATGGGATGAGAGAGATGAACGAGTTCTTGCGCGAGGAGATTGCTGCCATCTTGGCTGAAGCCCCTGTGCCGGTCGTGGGTGTTGAAACGGGCCTGTCCCCGCTCGATACGTCCCCCCGCGCGCGCAAAATCAGGGCCATCCTCCGCATCGCCATTCAGTACAACTGGCCGGATGCTGTGCCCCATTTCCTCGACACGAAGGGGGTTGCATCGATCTTGGACCTTACCCAGCCTCAGCTCGATGATCTGCTGTCGCGTATGGATGGGTACGTCGACGCCGCAGAAACGGGTTGCAGCCTTCCTGACTGCCTTCCCGCCTGCTAGTTGGTGCACCCGAAATGGTGATCCGCATGAAAAAGCACGTAATAGTCCTATCCTGCCTTGGCGCGCTCGCCGCTTGCGCAACGACGCCAGGGAACCTCGAGCAGCCTCAATTCGGCGAGAGCTTCGAGATAGATCAGGGGTATCAAGTGACGCTCAAGAATCTGCGAACAGCGGACGGCGAGTGCTCATCCCCTGCACTCATGCCGCTAGGCCAAAGGATCTATGACGTCCAGGATTACCCTGACCTTCGCGAAGCAAAGATCGTCCAAGGCGCGGAGGGCATCGGGCGCCAGATATACCAGGTCATCACAATCAAGGAACACGATGGTCGCAGTACGGTGACCGTGTACCAGCGTGGCTCACACAGGGGCGACTATGCCGCGTTGGTGAAACGCTGGGCCTCTGGGTCGACCGATTGCAAGCCCTGAACCGTCCCAGTGTGCGCGATGGATGTCCGCGGCTGACTGAGGCGGGCGCTTCTGATTTGTGGATAACTACCGTTCGTCGGTTTGTTGACCTGTAGGTAAACTTCTCGTTGACCACATGGGTCAACCTGATGTTTACTGTCCCCATCGCCTCTTGACGAGGCCAAGCCCGAAAGGGGATGGGTAAATGAACTGTCAGCGCGGCACCTCGTCCGGCATCGGCTCCGGACGCCGGTCATTGATTTCTCGCTACGACCTCTTCTTCATCGCCATCTTCATGGCTGCCCTGGTGCTCAGCACCGCGCTACCAGCCAAAGCCGGCCAGATAGACCCGATGCCCATCACGGACGCGCGGACCTGCGCGGCGGTGTCGGTCTACGAATTGGGCACCGCACCCGAATGGGAGGCGCGCGCGGCGCGCGCGCTGGAGGTGCTGTCCCAGGCTGACGCCCGCGGCCAGGTGCCCGACTGCAGGCAGGCCATGAACAGCGCGGTGAAGGCCGGCCTGAGCGTCACCCGCTGGCAGGTCTCGCTCGCGCTGGTAGATGCAGCGCGCGGCGTGCTGGCCGAGGGCAAGGCCGCGGCCACTTGCGCCACCGACCGCGCCACTGCGCTGGCAGGGGGTGTGCGTTGAACGCCACCGCCCAAACTGCGCCCATCTCGACCGAGGTCGCTGGCCTGGCCGACCGCGTCCACGCGCTGCAGCCGCTGACGAAGTTCGAGCGCCGCATCCTGGACCGGCTGATGCTCTCGCCCGAGAAGGTGGTGCTTTACACCGAGGCAGAGCTGGCGATGTACGGCACGCAGGTGCACGGGCACATCACCAGCAACGTGCTGCAGGTGATGGTCTGCCGCCTGCGGAAGAAGATGGCGGCGGCCCGCCAGGGCTGGACCATCCGTGCCGAGAAGCAGCTGGGCTACCGCCTGGCCATGGACGAGAAGAACGCCGCCGCCGGCGGGGACGGTGCCTTGTGAGCGCCGGCAACCGCGGTCAAGCCGGTTCATTGGCGGCAACTCCCGAGGAATGCTCGGGAGTTCGGGGTCGCGTGAACGAACTCCGCCCGCGCGCATGGATCTTGCTCGCAACGGTCGAAGGCCTGCTTCTTGAGGTGTCGCTGTCCGCGCATCCGGATCTAGGCATCGCGCCGTGGACTGCGACGCTACACCTGCAGCCTACTGGTCTGCTGAGCGGGGAGCTGAAGGGCTACGAAGTGGCGCGCGTGTGGTCTGACGAGGCGCCATGCCTATCCGATGACGATGACACGAGCTATGGCGCGCCCCTCTATCTGGGTCGCTCGCTGTTCTCGGTGACCGGCGAGGACGCGGCGCGCTTCTCGGCATGGATGGCCGACGTCCAAGGCATGGCGGAGCAGGCGTCATGAGGGCCTGGACCGAGAACCACACCTTCGCGGCATGCGTGCTGCTGGCGGCCCTTGGCGTTGTGCTGGCGCTGGCCGACAAGTCGCCCGGGGGCTTCGGGCAGCGCCTGGACGCCGCGCTGGCGCAAACCGATCAACCGAACGCCCAGAGAGGGGTGAACCGTGGTGTGTCCACGGGTGCGAGCCATGCCCATCCGGTCAGTGCTGCGGGAAAACCGGAGACCGAAACAGGCGTGCCGCAGCGCACACCCCCATACGAAGAAGGCCAGCCTGGACTGCGACAGGCTGGAGGAAGCGAAGGCCCGGCCGCGCAGGAGGAAACCCGGCCGGGGCACGGATATCTGGCGGTGCAGCGGTGAGCGACTTCCAGTGGGGGCCCAACGAGCGCGAGCTGGTCGAGGCGTCGCGCGACATCGGCTGCATCTGCGAGTTCAACAGTGCCGCGACCAAAGCGCTGGGCCAGGTCGTGGCCAGGACAGGCAAGGCGGTTGACGAACTGACCGTGGGCGAGCTGCGCGCCATCGTGCGGGCGAATGACCCCGACGCGGAGCTGCCGGCATGCCTGAGGTGACGCCACTGGCCCGCGTTAAGGGCCGGCGCGCCGGGCGCACGTCGGCCGCCGGCCGCGTCGGCGCGGCCGCGGGAGCACCTGCCCGATGAACTTCCGCAACTTCCGGGTTTCCGTCCCGGGCGCCATCCCGCTCGAGTTCTCGGCCGCCGATTTCGGCGCGGCGGAGCTCGAAGCCATCCGCTATCTCGGCCTGCACGCGCTGCCGGCCGGTTCCACCATCGAGGTGCTCTGATGTTCTTCAAGAACCTGGTGCTGCTGCGCTTCCCCACCACGCTCGACTTTTCCGAGATCGATGAGCAGGTCGCGCAGGCGCCGCTCAAGCCGGTCGGCCCGCTGGAGATGAGCTCCCGCGGCTTCATCAGCCCTTTCGGCCGAAACGAGGACGTCGCCACGCACCGCGCCGGCGATGCGATCTGGGTCAGCGTCGGCGGCGAGAACAAGCTGCTGCCTGGCGCCGTGGTCAACGACATGCTGGCGCGCAAACTGGACGAGATCGAGGCCAACGAGGGGCGCCGGCCAGACGGCAAGACCCGCAAGCGGCTCAAGGACGACCTGCTGCACGACCTGCTGCCCCGTGCCTTCGTCAAGCCATCGCGCACCGACGCGTTGATCGACTGCCACCATGGCTTCATCGCCGTTGACTGCAGCTCGCGCAAGGCCGCCGAGGAGGTGGTCTCGGAACTGCGTGCCGCCATGGGCTCTTTCCCGGCCCTGCCGCTGAGCGCAGAGATCTCCACCCGCGCGGTGCTGACGGGCTGGCTCGCTGGCGAGCCGCTGCCCGCCGGCCTGAGCCTGGGCGAGGAGTGCCAGCTCGCTGAGCCGATCGAGGGCGGCGCCGCGGTGCGCTGCGTGAGGCAGGAGATCCGGAGCGAGGAGATCGACAAGCACCTCGAGGCCGGCAAGCAGTGCACGCACCTGGCGCTCACCCTGGATGACCACCTGTCCTTCGTCCTCGGCGAAGACCTGATCATCCGGAAGCTGAAGTTCCTGGATGGCGCCGTCGAGCAGCTGGACGACAACGTCGAGGACCACCGCGCCGAGCTCGACGCCCGGTTCGCCCTCATGGCGGCCGAGATCCGGAGGCTGTTCGAGGTGCTGGCCCCGGCGCTGAAGATCATCAGCGCCGACGTCGAACCGCGGGGGAGCGCGCAGAGTGCGGCTGCGCGCCCCGCGGGGCAGCCGGGCGCCGCGCCGCCGGCGCGCGCTGGCAAGGCTTCCTCCATCCTCGATCAGGACCAGGCGGATCCGCTTCTGGCCGAAGCGCGCGCGCACGTCGTCGCTACTCGCAGGGCCAGCGTCGGCAACCTGATGCGCGTGCTCAAGGTCGGGTACAACCGCGCGGCCTGGCTGATCGAAGCGCTCGAGGCTGCTGGTGTCGTCTCGCGCCACGACGCGCAAGGCCAGCGCCACGTGCTGGTGGAGGCCTGAGCCATGGCCAATACCCTGAAAGCGGCCACCTCGCTTCTCTGCGCCGTCCTGGTCGCTGGCTGCGCAATGCCCGCCGACCGCGCCACGCGCGCCCTGGAGGCCGTCGGCCTCACGGATATTCACCTTGGCGGCTACCCGTTCCCCAGCACCTGTGCCGAGTCGGACGATTTCGCGCGCACATTCCGCGCGCGCTCCGCCACTGGCAAGCCCGTTACCGGGGTCGTGTGCGGCGGCCTGATCAAGGGCGCGACCGTGAGGTTCGACTGATGAACCTCCGCATCCTCAAGAAGCTGTCCAAGCGCGTGCGTCCCCTGCTCGAGAAGCTGGTGGCCCACCACAGCCTCACCCACTACACCACCAGCGAGAAAGGGGATGGGAGCGTGAGCACACTGGGCTTCGACCGAAAGCACTGGCAACGTAATCCCGCGCGTCACGCCGAGCCGTTCGGCGGCGTCGTGTGCATCTCAGCGCGCCGCGATGGCCGCGTGCTGCCCTTCGTCCACATCAGGGAGCCGTGGTCCCCTTGGCACGGCACGCCCATGGTTGGCTGGATGGATGGCTATTACGAGCCGGAGTGGGAGGAGCGGAGCGCTTGGGAGTACCTATGCGACTTGGTGGATGACATTTGCGGCGAGTACGTGGAGGTCGAGGCCGACCCGTCCGATGAGTTCGGGATAACCGGGCTGGCCTGGCGCTGGAACCGCCGTGTTCGCAATCCCAGCCAAATCCTTCAGGTCGCGCGCGAGCGCGCCGAGGCGGTGTCCCCGTGAGCCCTCCTTCGTCCCGGCCCCACCGGCTGAAGTGGATCGCCTTGCGCCTGTTCCTGCGCCTCCACGACGTGTTCCCTGCGCGCCGCGCGCCCGATCTGATCATCGGCCGCGACAACGCCGAGGGCCCGTACATGAACCGGTGGTACGTGACGCCCTGGCGCGGCTGGTTCGAAGGCGTGCCCAAGGCTGAACTGCGCGGCGGGCAGCGCACGCTCCTGGCCGTCGTCCGCCGCCTGCCAAACCTCTACATGCACCAGTTCCTGCGGGACGACGACGACCGTGCCCTGCATGACCACCCGTCCTGGGCGATCAGCTTCATCCTGTGCGGGCGCTACATCGAGCACACGATCGACGCTGGCGGCATCCACCGGCGTCGCGTGTTCCGCACCGGCGCACTGCGCTTCATGAGCACGCGGCACGCGCATCGCATCGAGCTGTTCCGCGACCCGGCCGGCGATCCCGAGGCCTGCTACACCCTCTTCCTGTTCGGGCCGCGCCTGCGCGCCTGGGGCTTCCACTGCCCGGAGCGGGGCTGGGTGCCGTGGGAGGAGTTCACCGCGGCCGGCGACCGCGGCGCGATCGGCAAGGGGTGCGACGCGTGACAACTGACCCTTTCCACCCCAGCGCCGCGAAGGCGAGGCCCGCGTGATGGGATACCTCAACCCGCTACTGAATTTGCCGGCTGGAAAGGCGCTCCAGTCCCTTCCCGCGCCCGACCGCGCACGAATCGAAGCGGTGATGCGAGACCTCCGGCAACAGGCTAATGCCGAGGCCGAGAAGGCCTGGGAGCGCCGCAAGGGCTCGAGGGCCGCCTACTGGCGTGCGGTTGCCACCTACGCGCGTCACGTCGCGCATGCGCTCAGCAAGGAGACGCCCGAGCATGGCTGAGCGCAGCTCGATCGAGTGGTGCGATTCGACGTTCAATCCGTGGATCGGCTGCACGCGCGTCTCGCCGGCGTGCGACCACTGCTACGCCGCGGCTTCGACGCCAGCTCGCACGCTGGATGTCACGTGGGGCACGGGCGAGCCGCGCCGCCGCACCGCTCCGTCGACCTGGAACCTGCCGAGGCGCTGGAACGCGCGGCCGTTCTGGCAGTGCGATGCATGCGGCTGGCGTGGCGACGATCATCCGGAACTGAGGTCGTACTGTCCGGGCTGCGCGCGCGGAGTCGTCGTTCCGGCGCGCCGGCGAGTCTTCTGCGCCAGCCTGGCGGACGTGTTCGACAACGAAGTGGACCCGGCATGGCGCGCCGACCTGTTCGCATTGATCGAAGCGACGCCGAACCTGGACTGGTTGCTGCTGACGAAGCGTATCGGGAACGTCCTGGATATGGTGGAGGAAGCTTCCGATCTGATCGATTACGGCGAAGGCTGGCAAAGCACATGGGGTCAAGGGGTATGGCCCTCGAATGTCTGGCTGGGCGCGACGATCTGCAACCAAGTCGAGGCCGACCGCGACATCCCCAAGCTGCTGGCGGTGCCGGCCGCGGTGCGCTTCCTATCGATGGAGCCCCTCCTCGGCCGCGTGGACCTTTGCAATCACCTGGGCATGTGGTGGAACCAGACCATGGGCTGCTTTGAGTCCACCGGCTCCCAGTTCAACCCGGGCGGCCTCAACTGGGTGATCGTCGGCGGCGAGAGCGGACCCGCCGCGCGGCCGGTCCACCCCAACTGGCTACGCAGCCTGCGCGACCAGTGCACCGCGGCAGCTGTGCCATTCCTGTTCAAGCAATGGGGGGAGTGGGCGCCTGCCGCTGCCAACGATGTACCAGGCAATGGCCTGATGGCGCGCGTCGGCAAGAAGAGCGCAGGCCGCGTGCTGGACGGCGCGGTGCATGCGAGCTTCCCGGAGGTGGCCAGTGCCTGATGCGCGCGCGCCCCGCCGCCTGACCGTGCCGGCACCCGCCGGCTGGGGCTATCCGCCCGGCTACCCGATGGGCGAGATCACCGCCGCCGACCTGCCGCAGCTGGAGCTGCTGGACCTAGTCGCGCCGGCTGAGCGCAACGCCGCGGTGGCCAGCGCCCTGCGCGCCTTGCCGTACCTGCGCCACATCCGCCCCTGCCATATCGCCAGCCGATACGGCATCAACCCCAGCAGCGCAACGAACATCCTCGACCGCGCGCGCGGTCGCTACGTGCCGAAACGGCAAAGGAAAGCAGCATGACCGACAGCTCCGGCAGCGCCACCGCCGCCCTTGAGCCCTCGCCGGCGCCGGTAGCCGGAAGGATCACCGGCTTCCTGCCCAAGCGCCAGGCGGTCGAAATCCACCTCGATGGGCCCGTACCACAGTGGGTCGCGATCGGCGGGCGCGCCTTGCTCTCGACCGAATTTACGCCTCTGGACGCCGCCGATGCCTTGGGCCAGCAGCCGGCGGCAGGCGTCGAGCAGCGACTCGCTGAGATGCTGATTGGCATCATCGCCGACATCCAGAACGAGCTTGGCTTCAGCGACGCCGAGAAGGAATGCTCCAACGGCAGCTTGGAGATCGTCGAAGCCATTCGCCAGCTGAAGCGTGCTGCAGCGCTGCCGACCTACTCGCTGGATGCTGACCCGGCCGGCATCCGATATAGAACAACGAGCGCGGTTCTCGGTGCCCTCGCATTCGGCTCGCAGAACACGAGGCCGCCGCCATGGGGGCACTGGCTGAAGGAGTTCTGGGACATCGGCCGGGCAGATGCTCAGAGGCTGGCCGATGCCGCCGCCCCCGCGCCTTCTTACGCGGCCGACGCGAGCGGCGACGGAACGATAGTGGGCCCGGATGGCCACCGCCTCAGCGTGGATGAGATCGTGGCGGGGCTCAACGGCGCCCCTGCGCCTGTCGCATCGTTCCAGGAAGGCGTGAGCACCTGGATGCAGCAGTGCTTCATCCCATCGCTCTACAGCAACATGACTGAGCGTGGTGATCGGCTGCTGGAGGAGGTGCTGGAGATGCTGCAGGCGCATGGCTACGACCGCACGCGCGTCGCGACCCTCGTGGACTACGTGTACGCCCGGCCGGTGGGTGAGCCGGCCCAGGAGGTCGGCGGCGTCATGGTGACGTTGGCCGGCTTCTGCTGGGTGGCCGGGCTCGACATGCACGCAGCGGGTGACGCTGAGCTGCGCCGGATCACGCAGCCCGAGCTGATGGAGAAGATCCGCCGCAAACAGGAGGCCAAGAACGCGCTTCACTTCGATACCCCGTTGCCTGGCGCAGCTGGCGCACCTGCGCCGGGGATGGGCGAGGCGGTGGCGTTCGGCTATGTCAGGCAGCAGGCGATCAAGTCCGCGCAGACAGACGATGAAATTACCGGGGTCATGGTCCACTTCGATCGGCCGGCTGACGGCGTGCCGGTCTACCTACACGCCCCGCCCGCGCCCCAAGGGGATGCGCGGATACACGTCGCCGCGCTATTGCGTCAGATCGACATGGAGACGTGTGCACACGAGGAAACTCATCGCGGTGGCGCGATCTGGACGATCTGCGACTCCTGCGGGCAACAGTGGGCAGATGATCGCGGAGGCTTCCAACCTCACCAGGACAGTGAGGCCGTAAAGGGCGCGCGCGCTTGGCTTGACGCCGCCATCGCCGCCCAGGCCGGGCAACAAGGGAGCGCCAGCGTATGAAGCTGTCCGAGTCCCTCTCGATCGACCTGCCGGTCCTGCTGGAGACGCGGCTGCTTGTCCAGGCCAACAGCGGCGGCGGCAAGTCCTGGGTGCTGCGTCGCCTGCTCGAACAGACCGCGCCGGCGGTGCAGCAGCTGATCATCGATCCGGAGGGCGAGTTCGCCACGCTGCGCGAGCGCTTCGACTACGTGATCGCGGCCGCTCACGACGGCGACGCACTGGCCAGCCCGCAGACCGCCGCCCTGCTGGCGCGCCGGCTGCTGGAGAGCGGCGTCAGCGCCGTGCTCGACATCTACGACCTCAAAGCCGGTGAGCGGCAGCTGTTCGTTCAGCGTTTCATGGATGCTCTGGTGAACGCGCCGCGCAAGCTCTGGCACCCGGTGCTGCTGGTGCTAGATGAGGCGCACGTGTTCTGCCCCCAGGCCGGCAGCGCGCCCGCGGCGCAGGCCGTCATCGACGTGGCCACACGCGGCCGCAAGCGCGGGCTGTGCCTGGTGACCGCGACGCAGCGGCTTTCGAAGCTGCACAAGGACGTCGCCGCGGAGATGTTGAACAAGCTGATCGGCCGCACGGGGCTCGACGTGGACGTGCGCCGCGCCGCCGACGAACTGGGCATGCCGGCGCGCGACGCGCTGCAGGCGCTGCGCGCGCTCGAGCCTGGCGAGTTCTACGCCTTCGGCCCAGCGCTGAGCCGCGCGCCTGAGCGCGTGGTGATCGGTCCTGTGGCCACCAGCCACCCGAAGGCCGGCCAGCGCCTGATGAAGGCGCCGCCGCCGGCTTCGGCCAAGGTCCGGGCGCAGCTGGCCAAGCTGGCGGACCTGCAGACCGAAGCGGAGGCTGAGGCACGGACGATCGAGCTGCTCGAGGCGAAGGTGGGCGAGCTGACCGCCCAGCTGCGCCGCGCGGAGAAAGCCTCCGGCGCTTCCGGTGTCCCGGAGGCCGAGGTGCAGCAGAGGATCCGCGCGGCGGTCGCCGCGGCTGCGCCGCGCGCCACCGGCGATGGATCCGCCGCGCTGCGCCGCATCGCCGGCCTGGCGCAGCAGATCCTGGCCAGCTGCGAGCAGCCGGTCGGCCCTGCCGCGCCCGCTGCGGCGGCGGCCGCGCCTCCTCGCGCCGCGCGCGCGCCGCGCGCGGCGCCGGCGGCCGGGCTGACCGGTCCCGAGCAGCGCATCCTGGACGCGATCGCGTGGATGAACGCTATCGGCGTGCCCCAGCCTGAGCAGACAGCCGTTGCGTTCATGGCCGGGTACACGATCGGCGGCGGCGCCTGGAACAACCCGCGCAGCTCGCTGCGCACCAAGGGTTTGATCGAGTACAGCGCCGTCGGCCTCACGCTCACCGAGTCGGGCCGCGCCGCCGCGCGTGCGCCGCAGGTGGCGCCGGGGACCTCGGCCCTGCATGAGGCCGTGATGGCGCGCCTGCCTGGCCCCGAGCGGAAGCTGCTCGCGGTGCTGCTCGAGGCCCACCCGCGTGGCCTGCCCAACGACGAGCTGGCCGCACGCGCCGGCTACGCGCCCAAGGGCGGGGCCTACAACAACCCGCGCAGCCGCCTGCGCACGCTGGGACTGGTCGAGTACCAGGCCGGCCAGGTCCGCGCGCGCGACATTCTTTTTCCGGAGGCAAGCTGATGGCCGAGTTCAACATCCGCGACGCCATGGTTTCCCCATGCGGACGCTATCGCTACTCGCTGGGTCGGGCCGGCTTGTTGGGTTCGGGCACGGTCCTGTTCGTGATGCTCAATCCAAGCACCGCGGACGCCGACGTGGATGACCCCACGATCCGCCGGTGCGTCAGCTTCGCCGCAAGCTGGGGGTTCAAGCGCCTGGAGGTCGCCAATCTGTTCGCGTTCCGGGCCACGGACCCGAAGGCGATGGCGCTGGCCGAGGATCCCGTCGGTCCCGACAACGATCTTCACCTCATGTGCGCTGCGGCGCGCGCCGGCCTGGTCATCTGTGCCTGGGGCGTGAACGGGGTGCACCTGCAGCGCGCGGCGCGCGTGCGCGCCATGCTCACCGGCGCTGGCCATCGCCTGCACCATCTCGGGCTGACGAAGGACGGACACCCCAAGCATCCGCTCTACCTCGCCGCCGCGACCGAGCCGCAGGAGTGGGTCTGATGGTCGCCAAAGTATTTCACTGCCACCTCTCTGTCCGCGGCGCGGTGCGCTGGCCGAAGCGCGAGCTGCGCGGGTTGTTCCGCAGTACCAAGACCGGAAAGCTCTTGACCCCTGAAGAGGCGAGAGAGGTGCTGTTCGAGCATCTCGCCCAAGGGCACGAAGTCATCCCCTGCGACCAAGCCTGCGAGGGGTTCGATTACAGCGGCAAGGGATGTCCGGGGCATACGCAGCCGCAGGAGGCACTCTGATGGGCTGGTCAATCGGCTATGACGACCGCTGGAGCCGTGACATCGGCTACGGCGTGCCGGCGCATTGCGATCACCCCGGATGCGCCGCCGAGATCGATCGGGGACTGACGCACGTGTGCGGCGAGGAGCCATACGGCGGACCGCATGGCTGTGGGCTGTTCTTCTGCGCCCAGCACCTGGCGTATGCGCGGCGCAGCCGGGGGCGCGTCGCAGTCCTGCTGTGCGAGCGCTGCAGGGGCAACAAACCCCCGTTCGAGCCCAGCCCCGACCACCTGGAGTGGGTCCAGTGGAAGCTGACCGACGACAGCTGGCAGCGCTGGCGCGACGAAAACCCGGACTGGGTCGCGCAGCACGCGCACCTGGCCACGGCCGCAGAGGCGGCCGCCGACGAAGGGAACGGATGCCCGGGCGAGAAGGAGAGCCCGTGTCCAACCTGATCATCGCGAGCAGCACCATCCGCCAGGACAGCGCCGGCCGCTACAGCCTGAACGACCTGCACCGCGCCGCCGGCGGCGAGCAGCGGCACCAGCCGCGCTACTGGCTGGCCAACCAGCAGACCACCGAGCTGGTGGCCGCGCTGGGCGATAGCGGAAATCCGCTATCGGTCATCCGCGGCGGCGCCGACCAGGGCACCTACGTCGTGAAGGAACTGGTCTACGCGTATGCGATGTGGATCAGCGCAGCCTTCCACCTCGCGGTGATCCGCGCCTACGACGCGCTGGTGACCCAGCACGCCGACCCGATGGCCGTGCTGAACGATCCGGCGGCCCTGCGCGGCTTGCTGGCGCGCTACGCCGAGCGCGAGGAAGGCTTGCAGCAGCAGCTGGCGGCGCAGGCGCCGAAGGTCGAGGCGCTGGACCGCCTGGCCGCGGCGCGCGGCGCGATGTGCCTCACGGACGCGGCCAAGGCCCTGCAGATGCGCCCGAGCGACCTGATCGGCTGGATGCAGGAGCACACATGGATCCACAAGCGGCCCGGCACCGCCTGGCTCGCCTACCAGCCGCGGATCACCAGCGGCCTGCTGGTGCACAAGGTGATCCCGCGCGGCGAAGGCGCCGAGACAAGGATCTTCGGCCAGGTGCTGGTGACTCCGAAGGGTCTCGCGCGGCTGGCCGAGCTGCTGCAGCGCGCGGAGGTGGCCCGTGCCTGAGCCAGAGCGTCGCTACTTTCGCGACGAGGTCGACGTCTGGACCGTCATCTGCGAGGAGCGGCAAGCGGCCGGCTGGCGCGAGGTGCGCCGGTTCTGGCCCGTGCCTCTCGATCCTGATACCGCGATCGTGCCGGCCGAGCTACGCGACCTGGTGATCGAGGGGGCCTGATGAAGCTCATCGCCGCCCGCGACTGGGTCCAGAAGTATTTCGCGGAGGAGAGCCGGCCGTGCGACATCACGGTCCAGCGCTGGATGCGTTCAGGGAAAGTGCCCGGCAGGAAGATCGGCGGGGCGTGGTATGTCGACGAGCATGCGTGGCTGGCCAACGGCGACGAGCTGGTCGCTCGAGTGCTGCAAACGGGGTAATTTCTGATGATGGGACGAACGCGATCGAAGGCCAGGGCGGGATGGCCCGCCAACCTGTACCCTAATCGGGACGGGTACAAGTACCGGCACCCGGCCACCCGGAAGGAGACATGGATGGGCCGGGACAAGGCGAAGGCCTTCGCGGCCGCGCGCCAGCTCAACGCCCTGCTCGAGCAGTCGGTGGACCTGGTCGCGAAGGTCGCGGGCGCCGGCGCAACCGTTGCCGACGCGATCGACGTGTTTCTCAAGGACGACGTGCCCGCGCGGAACTGGGCGCCGAAGACGGCCGAGAACTACACCTCCGTCATCAACAGGATCAGGAAGGGCTTCGGCGCGATGTCGCTCGACACGCTGAGCGTGAAGGACTGCGCGACGTTCATCCGCGAGGTGACCGAGAGCGAGCGCGGGCGGCAGCAGTTCCGGCTCGTGCTGGGCTGGATCCTGGCCTGCGCCGTCGAGGAAGGCTGGATCGACACGAACCCGGCGCTCGTGACCCGCAAGTTCCACCACGCGCGCAAGCGCGAGCGGCTGACGAAGGAGACCTATCGGGCGATCCATGCCGCCGCGCCCGCGTGGGTGCGCCTGGCGATGGACATCAGCTTGATGACGCTCCTGCGCCGCGAGGACGTGGTGCTGCTCAAGTTCTCCGACCAGCGGGACGGCCACCTGTGGGTCGTGCCAGCGAAAACCGAGGGCTCGACGGGACTGCGGCTGAAGATCGCGGTGGACCCGGACCTGGCCGCGATGATCTCGGCCGCGCGCGACGCAGTCGTGTCGCCCTACGTCGTTCACCGGCTGCCCGAGAAGGCCAGGCCGAGCGACAAGCGCGCCAAGGACCGGGCCCACCACACGCAGGTGCTGCCCGAGCAGCTCAGCCGCGCATTCGCCGTCGCCCGCGACGCCGCGCGAGCCGCCGGCGCGGACATCCCCGAGGACCACCCGCCCACGTTCCACGAGATCCGCAGCCTGGGCGGCGCGCTCCTGCGCAGCGAAAAGGGGTGGACCGAGAAGCAGGTGCAGGCGCTGATGGGCCACAGCTCCGAAGCCATGACGCGCGTCTATCTCGACGGCCACGAAGTGCCGTGGAGCGAGGTCAGCACCGGTGCGGTGCGCATTTCGTAG